GCTTCGATGCGTGCGTCTTTCTTCGCGCCGCGCTCTTCCGCAATTCGCTTCACCTCTTGGGCGAAGCTCTTCCATTCTGCTTCGTCCGCATCGTGTCCGGGTGGCTCTGGATAATCCTCTAGCGCGAGCGGATCGAGCGGCTTGATCTTCACCAGCACGGGATACGGCTTCGGCACCTCTTTCGTTTTGATGGTCGGCTCAATCTCAGGGCAGACGGTCGCGGTCGAGCTACACCCGGAGAGAGCGAGCAGCACCGCGCCGAGAGCGAGCAGCAAGATGGCGACCCAGATCATCCGGCGTTCGCTGTTGTCGTAGCTCATGGGCCACCTCCCGCTAGCTCGATGATCACCGCTTCGTACGTCTGACAAAGATCGAAGTCGCTCGTGCGCTCGATGAACGCATCGTGTTCGGCCGCGAGCTGCGCCAGCTCTTCGCGTGCAGCATCTCGCTCGGCTGCTCGACGGCGAGCTTCCCAAGCAGATCCCTCGAGGCGGCTAGCATCGTCAGCCACCCGCTGGAAGAACGTGCCGAGATCATCGAGCTTCGTTTCGAGTAGCGCTCGATTCTCTTGGCAGCGCGTCAGCCCTGCCATCCAACCCTCTGCGTTCGCTCGCTCGATCCGTAGCTCAGCTTCGATGCGTTCGATCTTCCCGCTCGTCTTCCATGCGTGGATCTTCCATCCAGCGCCGAAGGTCGCAGCTAACACACCAACGACGATAGCGAGCTGCACCCACGGAGGTATCAGCTTCATCTCACCCTCCTCTCTTCTCGATCACATTGACGGCTCCGTATAAGCCGAGAATCGTCGTGTCGCTTCCGGCCCACACCCCGACGATCAGGGCGAAGTCTTTCGCGTCTTCCGCGAGATTGAGCAAGCCGAAGAACGTGAACAGAGTCACGATGGTCAAGCTCGATAGAGCTAGCACCCATTTCCGCGAGCGCTTCTTTCCGTTCTCTACCACGGGCGTTTTGACTTGAGCCATGAGCGCACCTTCTCTCCCATCGCCGCGGCGTCTTCGAGGAAGTAGGAAATGTAGAGAACCCAAAGCAGCGAACACCCACCGCTCCCGGCAGCTACGCCAAGACAAAACCACGGGACGTTCATGGGCCATACCTCCCTACCGATCTGCGCATCGGAAACGCTTTCGCGGTTCGTGGGCTGACGAGAAATTTCCAGCGCGTGTAGCTATCATCCTCGACCCACCAAAGCGGGGTGATGAAATGGAAGACGCCGGTGACGAATACCATGTCGCGACCCGTTGCTGCCGTCAACGATTCGTAGCTCCATTCCCAATTTCCGAAATGAACGGACGCGAGATAGAAACCCCAGTCAATGGGGAACGCGGGATCCCACGCCATCACATGCCGATCAGGGGTCGAGATCTCGATTGTGTATCCGGCGAAACATTCGATGAATCCCCACGGGTTCTCATAGCAGCGACGAGAGCCGAGCCGGTCGAATTCGAGAACGGCTATCCCTGATTCAACGCAGAGGGTCCCGAACCAAAATATGTTCTCTTCCGGCGACGGCATCGACCACGGGTTTCGATCATGGAACCACCCATCCGGCACGAACGCTTCAACGTCCATACAACCGTTCGGAAGGGGTGGACCATAATAATCCTCGGGGTATCCAGCGAGCGCAGCTAGAGGCACCATGAGAGCTGCGACAAGCACGATTATCATTCGACGCATGATTGCTCCTTTCTGGCGTTAGACCGCCGACACGATAGACCCCGCCATTCGCATGAGCCACCCGACATCACGGAGCCATCGTTCTTCAAGCGCGTTCGAGATGAACGCGCACTCGACCAGCACGGCAGGATCGCGGGTGCCGGCCAGCACAGCGAACCCAGCTTCCTTATCTGAATCGCCGTCGCTCTTATCGAATCGCGGCGCGAGATTCGGAAACCCTACACCGATGGATTGAAAGATCCTCTCGGCTATCGGATCCGCTGCCGTCTGCCCTACGCTCGTCCACACTTCGTAGCCGTGAGCGAGCGGGTTCGAGAATGCGTTCGCGTGAATCGAGAGGAAGAGATCCGGGCGCCAATCGTTCGACATATCGCAGCGAGCCGGAAGCGATACGAACTCATCTTTCGATCTGATACACAGCACCTCGATCTCTCGATCCAGCAAACCTCGACGAACGTATTTCCCGATCTGCAATACGGCAGCCGCTTCCGTCAATCCAGTCGGCCCCTCCGCGCCGGGATCGCTGCCGCCGTGACCGCAATCGAGAACCACTTTCTCGATGCTCATCACCCACCTCCGGCTCTTTGAATCTCGCGGATCAGATCAGCCTTATCCTCGACCATCTTTTTCTCCATCGCGATCTGCCGTTCCTCAAGCCGGATACTGAGATCGTGCTGTTCGCTTCGCTCGATGCTCGCCTCTGCGATATTGTCCTCGACGATCTCTTGGAATTCATCGACCAGCTCGGTCGCTACCCTCTTCACATGTAGATCGATCATTCCTTGCGGCTCGCACTCGTGCTTGATCTGCCCCTCAACTTCGGTGTGAACCTCAGAGCTGATCCCGTAGCGCACCCCACCGAGCACCGCGCCCCCCACGGTGAGCAATAGCACGACAACGGCGGTGGCGAACCCGACGAGCGCCCGCGCTCTCTTCACGTTGAATTGATATGTGTCTTCCTTCTCGCCGTTGCCGCCTGTCGTGATCACCCTCTGCACCCCCGTTGCACGCCGATCCATGTTCCCGTCCATCGACCGCCTCCCCTTTATGTCGGCACGTAATAGTTGTGAGTCAAGACGTTGCCATCGGAAGCGCCGTCAACATCGTAATGACTGATGACGACTTGCCCAACGGCACACGGCGCAGTCGTCCCGCCACCCGCGTAGGCGTACATTCTGGTCATCTCGATATCCTGATCGAAACTTGGGCTGCTCACCGTACCAATCAGAACCCAGCCGCTGTCGGTTTCGGGCGACGATGCCGTCAGCGGAATCACCCTCGCGTAACACTGGTTGGTCGCGAAGTTGTACCGGATGCCCCAGTACCACCAGTAATTACTCGTGGTGGAGCGCCCGAGTCCATACGGCCCGATCTTCCATGAGGCGTCATACACCCCGCCGGTTTTGGTCTTCACGTAGTTGTAGCTGTTCCCGTACATCTCCCAGACAAGACCCTCTTCCTCGTCCTCGCTCATGAGTTGCATCCCGAAGCGGTTGTTCGTGCCGTTGACGATTCCGATCATGCCCATGTAAAAGTAGCCGTCATCCGAAGGTACGAAACCCTCGCCAGCAGCCCATCTGATCCTGCCGCCATTGTTCGTGTCGCCCGGTCCACCCCAACACTTCTCGATGTTCGGGCTTCCCACGTCTTGTGCTTTCCAGAGCGCTGCGTCGTCGAGTTGGATCGATGACCCTGCGCTGAAATGTTCGAAGTGTGTGGGTCTGGCGTCGATGTCGGCAATCACATCGCCCAGGGTATCGCCCGCGTAGTTGTGCGCGATTGGCCACTGTTGGGTCGTGTCGGTCCCGACGAAATCTGCCGTCTCATCATCGCCGCTCACCGTCTCGTCGCTGTCGACTGGATCAAAGATGTAACCTGACTTTGTCGGGGTGACGGTATAGCTGCCATCTGCGAGTCCGGTGAAAGCATAATCACCATTCACGTCCGTGGTGTCGGTGTCCGAAGCGTCGCCGCTCAACGTGACCAGAACGCCGGGGAGATCGGCTGTGAAGCTATCAACGATGTTGCCGGTGATCTGCCATACCTGAGCCATCGTCCCAGCCACCTCGTCGTCTTCGATGATCTGCACTATGTCGCTAGCCGGAAGGAATGTGCTGCCGCTCAAGGTCGGCGTTATAGTGTAGAACCCAATTCCCAACCCGGTGAACTCATACGCGCCTCCGTCAGCCGTGACGGTGGAATCTGAGGCAGCACCAGTGAGGTTGATGGTAACGCCGTCGAGTCCAGCCCCGGAAGAGTCGTTGATCGTCCCCGAGATCGTGCGGAAGATCACAAGCGGCTCGACGCCATAACCGAGATTCAGTTCAAGCTCTTCACGCCGTGTATCAGCCCCGGCTGGAATCTCGACCTCGATCGTCCCTTGCTTCACTTCTCCGATATTGAAGTTCCCGAGATTGGCTGCGGTAGCACGGGTCGCTCCCACTACCGAATACGCACCAGCTCCGAGCTTCACCCGCACCCGGTCAGCGATGGAGGTCCACAAGAGCAGACCAGCCACCGCGATCGGCGAGTAGAAGTCCACCAAGATCTCGGTCGCCGCATCCCGAACCTGCTGGTCGAGACGATGACCTCGCATCGGGACGGCGGCATTACGTTGTCGAACTTCCGGCATTGGCCACCTCCCTTCGCTCGTCTTCGAGCTTGCCGAGCGTGCGCTTCGACTTCTCGATCACCCCGCCGAGCTCTACGCCGACGCGCTGCTGTGCGAGCGCTATCGTTTTCCGCATCCCCTTGACCTCGACGCTCATCTTTCGAGTGGCGTCAGCGTCTTCCGCAATCACGGCTTCGATCTTGCCGAGCGCTTCGGTGTTGCGTTCGAGCGCTTGGGTGACGATTCGAAATAGCTCCAGAACCTGCGTGTCTTCCATTGCTCTCTCCTATCCACCTAGAACTGAGAATTCCGGCACGGCGTAGCTACCTATCACCGTGCGTGGGTAAACGTCCGTGAGATCTTCTTTCTGGATGAGCCATACGATCTGCTCTGCTCCGCTGACGTTATCGACCTCACCGATTCCTAGCACGATGTCACCCGGTTCGGGTGGCCACATCCACATCGCGATTGATGCTTGTTCGTTGCCGGTGAAGATGAACGCCTCGGATTGCGTCCACCATTGCGAGTCGATGATCTCGTGCCGTAGCTGAGCTGCGCCGCGAGAATGATCGAACGCCCAAGAGATCCCGGCGTCAACCGAGTAGAGATTGTGGAGGTATTCCCACCACGGGTTCTGCGTCGTGTGAATGAGATCGTGACGGCGCGGATAGATCGGCGGCCGGTCGAAATAAGCCGTCGTGTAGATCTGTCGAGTGGGGAACATCTCGAAAAACGAGACGTACAAAAAATTCGCCCAGCACGTTACCGTCCAGCGCCAATTCGCCGGTCGCAGATAGAGTCGGTATCGCCCGTCTTGACGCATCGACATTCGGCGCAGCGCTCGGTGAACCGGGTCGCCGTCTTCATTCACGACGTTGTACCATTCGGGGTGCGTGAGATCTACGGGAGCGAAGAGCGGCGAGTAATTGATGACCGTTCGGAACTCATCTCCGATGTGATGATTCTGGACGAGCGACGCGGGTTGCTCCAGACCGCAGTAGCCATACGCCTGTCCACCCTTCTCGTTGTAGACCGGTTTGCGTAGCCACTCGGTCGGATGATCGTGTTCATCTGCGATCTCGTCTACCGTCTTCGAGTCAGCCACCCTCGTATCGTTGATCTCGGTGAACGGCGAGTAAGCGGCATCGGTCGGGATCTGCGTGAGCTTGCCGCTGACGAATGAGTATTGATTGAACATCGTCTCGTAGCGAACCGTTTCGATCTTCAACCCGCCATCTTCACCTTCGTAGCGCGGCGTCCAATCGATCCAGCAGCGAGCGGGGAACGGGCGCGGCCACGGCAAGAAATCGGCGCGCGTCTCTTCCGTTCTCAGCGCGTTGTTGATCTGCGCTTGAAGATCGCCGGGGAATTGGTATTCCATATCGAGCGCTCGGTAATAACCGTCGTTCATCCCGGGCGTATCCATCCACGGAACGATCATCAGTTTTGACCCGGCGTCGAATAGCTCAGCCCTCATTGTGGGCGCGGCCTTTCTTGCAGAGTGAGAACCGTATCCGGCGTGCGCCACGAGCCGTCTTTCTCGCGACGAATCGACTTCGAGAACCCGACGAGCATCCACGTGTCGTCGTCCGTTTCCGTCTCGAGGTGCAGCGCGTTCGCGTAGGTGTTCCACGTCACGTTCGGCAGCCTGATCTTCTGTCCCCATTCGAGCGAGAGAACCGGATGAAGCAAGGTCAATCGGATCGTGTAATCGGGTGCGCGGTTCATCGCGAACTGCCGGTCAGCTACTTCCTCTGCTACCTCCTCCGCATCCTCAGCCGGAAGATCGAATTCAACGACCTCGCCAAAATCATCTTCACCAAGCAGCGGATCATCTGGAGCGATAGCATCGACGACTTCCGGCTTGCTGATAATCCGATACGAGCGATGACCCGCCCCGCTGAATGTCACCGATTCGTGATTCGAATCCGTCGACTCCTGCGAGTGATAGACCGCCGTCGCGTAATACTCATATTCGCCGGTGTCCTCGACATCCGTATCGATGTGACTGCCCTTGCCGACATCATCTTTCCCCATCGTGTTTTCGACCTCAGCGATGCGCGTGAACTCCGTATCGCGCGGCTCGGGTTCGGGGTCGGCGTCATGCGGCTCGTCGTAGCTCGTCGCACCCGGCAACGGCGAAGCGGGAGCGCCATCGAAATCCGTCACATCGGTGTCGGTGAGAATCAATCGATTCGTCGGCGCAGCGGGCGGGGTGTCGTACCAATCATAGAGATTGTCGTCGGGTGTGCGCTCCGGCTCTTGCGTGATCTTTCGATAGACGTTGTATCCGGTGGGAGCGACCGAGTATTTCCCCGATGGTCCGAAATAGGAATTGTTGATCGTCGCGCCGCCACCCTCGATCTCGATCTTGACTCCACCCTCTTGCTGCGCTGCTTCGATCTTTGGTGGTTCGAGCGGCACGGGTAGCTTATAGCTGTAGCTCTCTTTCCGAATGTATTCCGGTCCGCTGACCTCCACGCCACCCGCTCGCAACGCATCCTTCTTCGTATTCCAGACCGTCCACTTATCGAACTCTTCCTCGACCTCATTGTGTTCGACGATCACGCCGTTGATCCACTTGCTAGCTTGCGTCGCTTGCTCATCTTCAACGACCGCGCTGGTCGCGTTGGCATTGCTCCAGAGCTTACCGGTAGCGATGATTCGATCCTGTAGCGTGCCGGGTTTGTAACCGGCGAGTGCGACCTTGATGTATTCGTCTGACCAGAACTCAAGATCCTTCGTCGGATCTTCCGGCAGATCGTAAACGACGTAGGCGTTGACCACTCGCGTTCGCCCGAGATTGTCGCCATCGTTGAGCGGCGAGAAGCACCAAAAATAATGCGTCTCCTCTTGCACCTTGCGGAACGCTCGCCCGAGTCCCGGCAGATAGGTCGTCGCGTAGATAATGTGATCGTATCGGAGGGGTGGCGCACCGGGGAGATCGTATTGCCAGCGCTCCTCATCCCTGCGGATCTTGTCACCGTTCTGATTGAGAACCGTCTTCGTGCGCTCGATCAAGATCTCTTCGTCGGGGCGCGTCGGGTTTTTATAGTAGCCGCTGTAGATCGTCGTCGCTCCCAATCCCTCCGTCATATCGTCAGGAGACGGGCCGGGATCGAACGATGCTTTCTGGATGACGTTTGGAACTAGAGCCATTGTGTCTTCCTCATCATCACGCGCCGAATTCGCCGCAAGCGCTGCGGCTGAACGTCGAGAACCCGCACGGCGTTCTCGGGTAGATTCAAGATCGAACCGCTATTCATCCACGTTTGAGTTGGGTCAGCGATCACCAGCGTATTCGTCGAGCGAATGTAATACCTCACCGGAGCAAACGGATCGGTCAGCATCTCGACGGCTTTCCAATAGCTGAACGTCGGATCCACGACGTATGCGTTCATCGTGTAATTCGGAATCCGGATCTGCACCCGCACCCTCGCGGCAGCCATCAAACGACGGATCGCTGTGTGAAGATCTCGCACTCCTGCCCACACTCGATACACGCCGATCTCGGTATTCCCTTTGTGGTTCGCTATCGCCAATCCGACATCTTGCTCGACGTTGCGGGTGGATGGAACGAAGATGATCGTCTCGGGTGGCGCCCGTCGCTTTGCGAGCCACACATATTCGTATCCCTCAGCGATGATCGTCGGCACCTCACCAGCGACGACATGCACCATCCGTTTGCGATCCTCGGGGATGACGCCGTTGCGGATCACGATCTCTGCTCGCGGGTTGCTCGGGTCGTAGGTTTCGTAGATGTCCCATCGGTTGCTCTCATCGAATGTGTGCCACCCGGCAAACGTCAGCCGGAACTTTCGATGGATCGAATTGTCTTGCGAGATCTCAACCGACGTGATCCATTTCGTCACGTCCCTTTTATCCATATAAACGGTGAGCATGTACTGCACGATCAGCTCCTCGTGTAGCCGAGCGCAACCAGCTCAGCCCAAGTGTCGTCGTCGATGATGTTCACCTCAATCATCCCCTCTCGGCTGACGCCGTAGACGACAATCGAGAGCGGGTGATCGTCGAGGTATTCGATAGCGGCGAGCATCGACACCGGCTGGTCGTTGATCGTCCAGACGCCGACCTGAACGGAGAGCGGGAAGTCGTCGCGTTGCCACCCCTGCACCAGCATCGACATGAGGTGATCGTCGCGCTGGTATCCGCGCACCTGAACAGAGAGCGGGTGATCGGTCAGATTCACCTCCGAGATCAGGAAGCTCAGCGGGTGATCATTCGTCTTCGCGTGACCGACGAGCCACCGAGCGTCGGCATGAATCGCGAACCCTTTATCGGTCAGCACCCATGAGTAGATCTTGCCGCCTGGATCCCACGGTTTCAGAGCGGTCCATTCGTAGAGGTTCACGCCCGTGTAGAACGGCGTGATCGGCATTGTGAAGTAGCTCCTGAGATATCCCTGCCGATAGCGCGGCTCCGGCGCTGCTTCGAAGGTGATCCCCTCGATGGTGATGCTCGCGTATTTCAGCGTCGCCGCAATCACCTCTCGATTCGCCCCGATCCAATTGAGCGCTGCTCGCGCCGATATGTTGCTCCAATCCGCTTCTATCGTCGGCGGGTTGCCGCTCGATCCGATCCACCCTCGACCCCACACAAACATCAAACCGTTCGCGATCGTGCACGGCACCGCATCGACGATCAGCTCGAGTTCTGCTTCGTTGATCGGCTCGTGATATACGCGAAGATTCTCAATCGTCGGCGTCGCGTTAATGTCGGTCGTCGCCAGCTCGATCTTCAACTCAAGCTCATCGTGACCCGAGCCAGCGACCATCTTCTCCGAGTAATCGATACCGGGTAGCTCGCCGTCATTCGTACACGCAAGCCAACTGCCGTTCGGCCACCTCGCTTTCACCGCGACCGTCGTGTCGGTCGGCGTCACCTCATCCCACGTGACGAGCGCGTGCGAATACCCCTCGGCTGCCGTGACATCGATGATGTCGCTCTGCCAATCGCCGTCTGTGTAATAGGTCGCCGGTGACGGCACGAATGAGAAGTCATCCATCCGGTTGTAATACCAACCGCTCGGGTAGATCACGCCGTGACCGACGTACCCTTCGCGGGTGTAGGTGCCATCGCCACCGCCCCAATTCCATGAGCCGGGTTCGGCGTCACCGTCTACCCAAACTTTGTACTGGCAGTAGGTTTCGGTCTCTTCGACATTCGACCAAAATTGAAGTTTGAACCAGTACCAAAGATGATCTTGGAGATCGATGCCGTGCGAGCTGTTGTAGATCGTTGACCACGAATCCCAATCGTGACACTTGTGAAACGAGAAGTTGGTGCTGTTCGCGATCAGCTGTCCGGCGAACCCGCGCTGCCCTGTGCCGCCTCCGGTCGTCTGGAAAAAGATGACGTGTTTCATGTCACCCTCGGAGTCGAACTTGATCTTGCACTTGACCGTGCCGCCCCAATGTTGACCGCCCTCATCGAACCGCCGAGACAAAAAAGCGGAGCCACCTTCGTAGCGAACGCATTGCCCGTCCTCGTCGGGGTTGTCGTAGATCTTTACGTAGTCGTCCGACTGATCCATCTTGTACCAATCGTCGGGCTGACCGCTATCGACGAGGAGCGTGGCGTACAGATAATCATCGAAGTCGATATCGGGCGAATCGGTTTTGAGCTGGATGAGATCACCAACGATCTCGACCTGATCTACCGTGCCGCCGTCCGTGAAATCCTGCCCTTCGTCGTACAAGATCTCAAGCTCTTCTGAGTTATTCGCTTCGAGGTTGACGATCACCGATTGACCATGCTCGACCCCTGCTTCATCGTCTATCGGATCCCAGGTCTTGACGACGATGATCTCGTCGAACTCCGACCCGACCCGCAGCTCATCCGGCACCGAGCTGCCAGCAGACGGGACGTTCACTTCGGTCCATTGATTACCGCTGACCTGAGTGCGCGGCGTGTAGCCACCCGATGATGGGACGTTGACGGAAACGACACCCATCGATCAGATCATCCGAGCGTTGAGCCGCAGCCGTTTCAACTCCTCTACGGTGACGACGGTCGCGACGGGTCGCAGCCAGAACGCGGCTTCACCTGCGCCGACTTTCGTGACGAAATCTCCGGTGGCATAATCTAGCGTCATCGATGCCGTAAGGTCGAGGTAATCCGCGCCGACGCTATCGACCACCATCGTCTCGGAGTTGTTGGGATCAGCGGGTGATTGGATGAACACTTGATCGCTCGAAGAGAATCCCGTCACATCTGCGACATAGAGCCGAGCCGGTTGCCCTTCGCTCACCCCGCTCGCTTGATCAACGCTCGTGAAGACCGCCGCCGTGACGCCGCGGATCGGCAAGGTCGTGCCGATGCTCGCGCCGGAGCCGTAGACGTTCGAGTTCGCCGTGAGCGCTTTCAATTCGACACCCCAACACTCAACGGCCATGTCCCAATAATCACCGAGCGTATGGCTTCCAGAATCTCCGAACGTGATGTAGATCCCATCCATGAGGAGAATCGGTGAGGTGCTGCAATCTACGTCTTGAGCTTCCCATGTCGAGCCGCCGTCGATGCTCCACTCAAACGTGTCTGGAGTTCCCGTTCCGTCAATGCGGACCCGCAGCGTATTCGACCAGACGCCGTTGAAGTTGCCGCTGACTGACAGATCGTCGTTCCCCGTTCCACTGAACGCTGGCGTGCCGATGCTCGCTTCTTGCGTATCGCTGACCTCACCCTCATTGATGTTGGTCAGATCTTGCACGAACGCTTTCGTATCGACCGGCCATTGCGCCGGAACGATCATGCGAGTCGGGAAGAACTTCGTGGTGCTATCTACCGTCACCTGATCTTTGGTCTTCTCGCGATGACCGATGATCGGTCGCCACCCTGTCGCGTCAGCGCTTCCGGCGTTGTCGTTGGTCATCTCGACCTGATCGTTTGAATCGGCCGGCCAGCTCGTGTCGGTCGTGTTTCCGGTGACGGCGATCTCGACCTCATCGCTGGTCACAAAGTTCTCGCCCTGCCATGCTTCGGCGGGGATCGTCAACCCACCCTCGACCGCCGTGAAGAGCGTCGAGGTGTCGCCGCGCCAATCGGCGTCCGCGTTGATCGTCGGGTGCAAGCTCACAGCGTTGTCGCGATACGCCTCGGCCTTGATCTCGTACTGAGTCGCGCTGTAGAAAACGCATGTGTATTTCTGGCTGACCGCTGCTTCCGTCAGCGCAACGTAATCGAGCTGACCGCTACCGATTCGCGTGATCGGATCGCTGTACTCCGGATGATCGTCGAAGATCTCGACCTGCTGGATCTCGTCGGAGTAATTCCTGATATGAGCTTTCACCGGCGTGCCGGTCTGACCCGGCTCAACCGCGCCGAGATAATATTCCTCGCCGGGGTTATCACCGACCGCCGATGACAGATCGAGATCGCCGCTCCCATCATCTTTGTAGAACTCAATCGGATAGACGTATGCGAACGCGATGTACGGGCGGAATGAGTAATTCACAGGCGGCTTGAATTGAACCTGCGTTCGCCCCGCTGGACCCGCGCCGGGAACGTGATAGCAGCTCATGTGGATCCAGAGGTCGGTGTTATCACGAAGCGACCGCTCAACGATGTTCTGAATCGGGAATCGCGAGATGTCCCAATTGCCATAGACGTGATCCCACGTGCCGGAATTCGACACCGCTTCCTCAACATCTTGTCCTCGAACGATGTGCTGCCGATCTTGATACCAATCAATGTCACCGCTCTTATCTCGACGCCATGTCGATGCGTCGCCGTGATCCAATGCGACGATCATCCGTCGAGCTTCCCACACGCCCGAACCCGCCGTGCCGAGATCGGTATGCGTCCAGACGATGTCGGCTTGAATGAGGATCGGAACCTGTCCGAGCTTCGCTTTGATCTGCGCTATGAGGATCTGGATTACGGCTTCGTTCACCGACCCGGACAGCGCACCAATATCCAAATCATCTTCATCCGCAGTCATATCGAATTCGGCGTTGTTTACCGTATGACCCCACGGCCCAAAGGTCGTCCGGAAATTGCCGCGATCAGATATCCAATCGGCGGCTTCCGCATCGGCTTGGCCCCATTCCCAAAAACGCATAGCTTCCTCCTACACCGTCAAGCCGCGAGAGCGGAGCATGGCGAAGCGCATGTCACCCGGTTCAGCGGACCCAGGAATATTCAGCCGGATCCAGAACAGCGCGTGTCCACCAGCCGTGATCGTGCCGCTCGTCTCGCCGCTCTCGGTCAGCGTTAGCGGTCCGCTCTGCCACGTGCCGGGAGAGCCGGTCACATCGGGTGCGAACTCAATCCAATCGTCACCCTCTCGAACGCGGATCGTGAAGACCTTCGAAGATGGGTCGCCGTTGTCGTAGAACGCTATCGACATACCCGGCAAATAGTCGCCGCCGTCGATGTAGCCGGTGACGCCATATTGGTACATCGTCTCGTCGAGATCTCCGTCCTCAATTGCTTTGTTCGCACCGCCGCCGTCTTTCTCGACATAGAGATCAGCGGTGTCGGGTGTGCCGCTCTGATAATCCGCGAACGTCAGCTCGTAATCTCCGGGTGTCGCGAGAGCATGTCGCGCCGGATCGGAATGGTTCTTGACGAACTTGATCCAATCCGCGACGTTAGAACCTGAGATGAAGAACCCGGGCAGCGCGTAGACCTCCGTCTCGGATGAAGATTCGGTGCCGACATTGCGAGCTGCGATCTGTCGCTGCGGCGAGAGATCACCCGCCTCGATGGTGCCGACGTTGAACCGTCTCGAAGTAGCACCAGCCCCGTCCATCAGAGCGCCGACAGATACCTTCGCCGTCCAGCCGGACGCCATCGAGTTCGAGAAGACGATCCCCACTCCCGGCAGGGTCATCTTGTTGACGGTCGCTCCGTCAGCCGTGACGCTCACGCCGGTCGCGGTGTGCTCGTTCTTCGGATCTTCGCCGGTCACGTTCACCGTCGATGCCCCGGTCGCGGCGATGGTGTAATCCCCTGCGATTGCTTCACCGTTATCCAGCCACGAGATCGAAACGATCGGCGCGTTGATCGTATTCTCGAATCGAGCGAGCAGCGACGAATCTGGATCTGTCGGTGCCGCCGCATCTCGGAATTGAATTTCTGAACTCATGGTCGCCTCCTATAGCCGAAGCAATAACAGATCACACTTGTACTGAACGAAGATCGGGTCGACGGGAGAGCCGTCTGTTTGACCCGTAGCGTAGTCGTCGTTGTAGGGGATCAGCGCTTGATCTTCTCGCGGACCGAACATGCATTGGATCACCGCGGCGTCACCCGGCGTCAGCTTCACATCGACGGGCCCTTCACCTTCCATGAGCGTGATCAGCGTACCGAGATCAGATCCGGCGATGAGTCGCAGCCGAATGCGTAGAAAGCTCTTGGCTTGGGTTCGCACGAATTGCGTGGTAATGGGTTCGCCACCTATCGCAATCGCGTACGCGGCATCCTGAGCATCCTCAGCGTGCCTCTGGAGCATGATCGGCGCTGTGTCAAACAAGAGCTGCGTAGCCCCTCGCTCGAATCCCGTCTGGTTGATCGTGAACGCCATCGTTTCACCTCATCCCGTCGTGTCCGGTATGCGTCCGTCAATCGCGTCCTGTACCGCTTCGTTCCATCCCTCGAGGTCGAGCTGCGGTTTGATATAAATCGTCGTGTCTTCGATTCGCTTCACCCACGCATCGATAGCTACCTGCCCGTGATCAATCCCCTTCTGGACACCCTTCGAGAAACCCTCACCGAGCGCGTTGCCGACCTTCTCGCCGGAACCCATCGTGATGCCCTCGATCACCTTGCCGGTCGCGTTGATGTTGTTGTGCAGCACGACCCAATTCTCGGTCAGCTTATTGACCTCCGGGTTGATCCGTCCCTTGAGGTTTTCGGCCATCTCTTTCGTACCCTTCGGCAGCTCGACGTTGTTATCTTTCGCGAGCTTCAACCATTGGTGGAGCTTGTCGCCAAATTCTCCGGCGAGCTGATTCTTGTCGATGCCTTTCTCTACCATCTTCTCGTATTGGAACAGCATGTCTTCGAGACCCTTTTGGATATCGCCAGCGGTGTATAGACCTAGCTCTTCCTTCAATAGCTCGATGCTCTCTTTGTGAGCTTCGTTCGCTTTGTCGACCGCGCCGTGCATCACCTTTTCCCCGACCGTTTTGAACGCGCCGAAGATCTCTTCGTAGACGCTCAGCTCTTCCGTAACGACCTCGACGACCTCGCGCCGTTTCTTCGCGAGATCAACAGCGAGCTTCGTGAGCTGCTGGATCCGACCGGCGTTCACCCGCGTTTGCTCGTTGTTGTATTCCCATTCCTTGCCGGTGAGGTTGAGTTCTTTCTTGAAGAACTCCAACTGGTGAACGGCGTCATCCCACACCTCGTTGTGTTCCATCATCGCGTCGGTGAGATCGCTAGCTTTGTGCGCGTTGAGATCGAACAGCGTTTGCATCCATTCGAACTCATTCAGCATCGGACGAATGTAATCCCCAATGGCAGCACCTATCAGCAATGCCGTCGCGATCAGCGCCGCGCCGAACGCAGAGGTCGCGAACGCTGCGGCACCCGCCCAAGTTGTATACGCTTTCATGTAGACACCGATGGAAGCTATCGCCGCCGCGCCCCCTCCGGTTGTCGCCGTCGTGATCGTCATCCCGAGCGCGGCTGCCATCTGATTGACGGAGAGCGCAGCACCTTCGGCAACGATGGCGGTCGTCGTCGCCGTCGCGTTCCACTTCGCTACCGCGCCGGTCGCAGCACCAGCTACCAGCGCCATCTTTCCGAATGCCCAATTGAGCGGACCGATAGCGACGAGCAGCAACCCGGTGTTAACGACCATCAGCCGTAGAGCCGGACTCGTCTTGTCGAGGAATCCCGTCACGGCTGAGAACGCTTTCCCGAGTTTCTGAATCGCGGGGATGATCGTCGGGATGAGTAGATCACCGAGAGTGAGGAAAGTGTTTTGCATCTCAGCAAGCACCGCGTTGAGTTTGAACTTCGCGGTGCCAGCTGCTGTCGAAAACGCCTTGTCGAGATCTGCCGTCGTCGTCTGTGCGAGGGACGCGAAGATCTTCTTGTTATTCTCGGCGCTCTTCCCGACAATCGAGAGGACGCCGTTCAGCGCTCGCACATTACGGAAGACCTTTTGCATCGACTCTTCGTTATCACCGAAGGTATCCTTGAGCTTCGTGAGCAACGCGATCAACCCCTGCTCTTTGAGGATGAGCTTGAGATCTTGCATCGACATGCCGTACTTCGCCATCTCGGTTGCTGCTTGCTTCGTCGGCTTCAAGATCGTAGCTAGAGTAGAACGCAGAGCCGTCGCCGAAATCGCGGCGTTCAAACCGAGTCGGGTCATCACCGATAGCGCCGCGCCGACCTCATGGAACTCAACTCCAAGTTCGGCAGCGACGGGAATGATTTGTCCGATCACGGGCGCGATCTCTGACGCCTCGGCTTTACCCTCTCGAACGGTAGCGACCAGAACGCTCGTCGCCATTTCTGCGGAGAGGTTCGCAGCTCCGTATGCGTTCATCGCTGACGTTGCGGCATCGGCTACAACTGCCGTTTCACCTAGCCCTGCGGCTGCACCTTTCGCTGACGCTTTCAGCGCGTCGAGCGCTGCCTCTCCTCTCAATCCAGCGGAGGTGATGAAGAACATCGCGTTCGCGAGTTCGGTGGAGGTTTTCCCGAGCGCTGGTGCTAGCTCGCGGATCTGCTCTCCCCAGGCGTTTACCTGCTGTTGAGCGACACCAACCAGCCCGACGATATGTTGCATGGACGTTTCGAAGTCCATCGACATTTTGATCGCAGCCCCGCCGATAGCAGCGAGCGGTAGCGACATCGACATCATCATCGTGCGGCCCGTCGCTACCATCTGCTTCCCGAGCGCCGTGAGCTTCGCCGAAGCCGTAGCCATCCCCTTATCGAACGCGACTGTGTTCGATCTCAGATAGACAATCAGATCACCTACGGCTGTAGCCATCACCTACCCCCGAACATCTTGCTGACCTTGTCCCAAATTGCTTCCGGCGTCTTCTGTTCTTCCGCTAGCTTTTCGGCTCGCTTCGCTGCTTTGAACATGCCGGTCAATGTGAATTCGTTGAGCGTGTAGGGTTGCTTCCGTTTCTCTTGGTCGCGATGAGCTTCCGCATAGAGCGATGGCTGGACGGCAGCCATCGTTTCCATCCACTGAACCTCGAGCATGTGCCGATCCATCAAGAGCTGAAATTCGTATGGCGTCAGCTCCCAAAATTCGGCGTCGCTCAATCGAAGATCGTAACGACCTACGGCCCATAGCTCGGGCCACCCTATTCGTTCTCCGTCTCCATCGGAGGGTCCGTCTCATCTTCATCCTCCGGTTTCGTTTTCGGCATCGCCGCAGCGAACGCGTCAATGATCACCCGAGCGACCTTATCGGCACCCGCTGTTTCGATCAGATCCCCGACCTCGGGGAGCGTCAGACTCGGATCTTCGTGAATCAATCCAGCCCACACGAGCGCTCGCATCACCCTCACCGAAGAGAAGGTGAACTCGCCCATCAGGAAATTGATTCCCGTCACCTCCTCCGCTTGGCATAGGGCATTGAAGGAGATCACCAAGGTTCTCTCCCGATCCAGACGCAGTGGGATCTGTACTCGTGGCAAGCTCATCGCGTTCCTCCTTTACGATCCTTTGATGAAGTCGGGTTGTCCGTTGATCTTGATCACGACAGCGCTCTTGAGAATTCCGTCAACCGGAATGTCTTCACCGAAGGTGACGAGATAGCCGGAGAAAACCCACTGGCTTTCCGTGCCGCCACCCGCGTCGTTGTAGAGCAGTTGCCATGCCGTTGTGTATTGCAAACCGAGCAGCGACACCAAGCCGGTCGTGCCGTCATGCGTGGCGTCTTTCGGGATGAAATTGACATCAAAAGAATAGTCGCCAGCGGAGGTGATCCCCGCTACGCGCTTCATCCAATCTGTCGTCTGCGATGGCGCGTCGTGGGTAGCTTGCTCGATACCCGGACCCGCGCTATCGACCAGCTCGGCAATCGTGGTGAAGACCGGGTTCACGGCGATGGTCCAGTAATCCCCGAGGGTGTGACCGGTGACGGCTCCGAACTCGATCAGCAACCCGAGTTCGAGTTCCATTGCTTGCGCTGCGCCAGCGATGGGAACGTCTTCGGCTTCCCATGTCACGCCGCCGTCTCGTGACCAGCGGAAGGTGTCAATCGTATCGGCCAGATCGATCTCGACCCAATACGCTGCGGTTCGATGACCTTGATAGACGGATGCGGCATCCATCGTCAGATCATCCAGCCCTGATCCAACGAGCGTCGGTGAGCCGGTCACGCCGGTGCCGTCGCCCATCTTGAGCAGAGTTCCGTGAGATGAAAGTGGTTGTGTCATGACCTAGCTCCCCTTCGTGAATATGGGTTGACCGTTGATCTTCAAGACGACCGCCGACTTGAGAATTCCATCCACGGGGATATCTTCACCGAACGTCACCAAGAATGCGTCGAACGTCCAGAACGATGCCGTGCCAGCTCCCGCGTCGTTGTACAAGAGCTTCCAGCCCGTGACCTGTTGTAGACCGAGCAGCGAGAGCAACCCCGTGTCGCCATCGTGGGTGGCGTTTTTCGGGATGAAATTCACGTCGAAAGAATAATCCCCTGCCGACGTGATTCCGGCTACCCGCTTCATCCATGCCGTGTCTTGAGCGGGTGCATCGTGCGTCGCCTGTTCGATGCCGGGACCGGCCGAGTCGACCAGCTCAGCGACGGTGGTGTATGGACCTCCCCCGCCGAGCGCTCCCATCTGCAACAGCGTGCCGTGTGAACTGAGTGGTTGAGTCATCTCAATCCTCCTTGGGCTGACGTGCCCTGGTTATCGGAGCGCCGCTCGTATCGACGAACCCCGTGTCAACGATCTCCCTCTCGGGAGGGGCGTGCATCTCGGCAGCGTGTTCGAGCGCTGACCGATGATTGATGGTGGCGAATCCGCAGAACATGCATTCGTAATTCGGCATCCCCTTCCACGAACTTATCGTGTAGATCTTGCCGACGTACGCATCGATGTTCCGTCGCTCCCCTGATACCGCTGGGGCTTCTGAGGATCGCGCGTCGCTGCTCTTGACCTTCGGCGCGGGTGCTTGCTTGCTTTTCTGCTTCGATCCCTTAGACGGGCTTTTCGCGGCTCGTTTCTTTTCGCTCATCGTGACCTCCTCAGACGACTTTCGATGCTTGGAAATTCGCGACGAAGATCCAGCGGTCGTTATCATCTCGCTCCAGCATGAACGGCGATTGAAGCGCAGCCACCCTTTGGTAGAATGTGCCGTTCACATCGCGATTGACAATCGCGTCGAGCAGATCCCAAAGCGATTGAATAAATGTGCGCCCCGCTTCGTAGTCGGAAGATCGAACGATGAGCTGAAATCTGGGCATCTCCGCGCCCTGCGCCGACGAGGGGATAGCACCTTCGTTCTGCGTTCTCATCGGCGGCATCCCGCCGTACTCCACAAGGGCGCAACACTCAGATGGGTTAGGCGGCAAGCCGCCAGAAAACAGATCGACACCGAACGACGCAAGCGCAGCTGTTTCGATAACGGAGACGATGTCAGGTAGCAGCAATTTCCTTCAACCTTTTCCGCAGCCGTGCTGCGATCTTCTTGTCCATGACCTTGGCGCGAGCGAGTGCCGGTCGCTCCAGATATTTCGCTTGACCAACGCGGTGCTTGTAGCTCAGCCGCTCGTGCTGCACGACGGCGTATTTCACGGCGGGACCTCCGTAGCCCATGATCACCACCGTTCCCCCGGCGTCAGCTTGCGGCGGCATTACGTGTCCGGATGCGCGGAGCGGTCCGCGATCAACGGGCACGAACTTCGCTTTGCTCTCTCCCATGATGTGCTGCCCCTCGAGGTAGAGCGCACGACCCATCTCGAAATCAAAGTTCGCGCCGAGCTTCACGAACTTATCTTTCAACTTCGGGATGCCGGAAACGAACGTCAAGCTCATACGTACACCACCGAATGATGCGGCCCCGTCTCGTCGGGGTAATTGATGATCTGTAGAATCTTGGGAGTGGTGCCGTCAGCGAGCGTGACCTCATCGCGAAGATCCCACCCGATATCAGCGTGCGTGTAGATCTGCGCTTTGGAGATCACCTCGCGGATCGTATCTTGAACCTCACCCGTTCCACCCTGCCGAACGACTTGCGGCTTGTGGACGACGCGACACATGTGTTTCTTCGCGCCGCTGTGCGACGGCTGACCGTAGCCGTCTTGACCGGAGTAAGCCGAGCGGATCACCTCGTCGGTGTAGAACTCTTCGAACTCCGTTTCCCAACTCATCGCAATCTCCGAGAGAGCAACGCACGGGCGCCGGCGGGTAGCCGATCTTCCAGCGTCAGCTCTTGTGCACCCTTGTAGCTGATCGCGAGATCCCCGACCTTCTTGCTCTTCACAGCGCTGTCTCGCTTGCTGCTCCGATACCAATCGACGACCGTTTCGATGCACGCCTGTTCGATGTGCTTCGGGAGATCCGGATTCGGCAGCCCCGGCGTGATGTATCCCGCTTCGTATGTCACGGCGTAGATCCGTTCGCCGGTCCCTTGCACCCGATAGGAATCTGATGTTCCCCACCCGACCCATGCTGATTCGAGCCACCCTGCGGAGCGGTAGAGAATTCCAGCTGCGGCATCGTGGATCGAGTAATCCTCGATGGGCGATGAATCGCACACGATCCCCGTCACGGAAGTGATCGGAACGTTCGTCAACATCAGCATCGGATGAGCTGATCCATTGACGCGCTCGACATACGTTTGCTTTGCGAATACGTGCTGTACGTACTCTTCGATTGCAGACGTAGCGGCACCGATCAATCGCTCCAGCTCAGCATCGAACTTTGTGGAGCTGACGCCGAGGACACCTTTGATCGTGGCGGTCGTCGTCAGGTCCGTTGAGGACGCAGCGACCGAGACCGTGACTCCCATCTCACTCTCCTTTCGTTACCGTGTGCTTCGGACCGATCGGCTTCGTATTCGAGTGTGGTGGCCGCACCCGGATCGCAACACCCAGCGCTTCCCATATCGCTGCTTGACCTCGCGTCACAGCTTCAACATCTCCCGGCTTGTGCTTCTCGAAGTACGCGATGAATTTCATCTCGATCAATCGCTGTGCCATGCGCTCTCCAAAATGAGTGGCGGGGCCACCGAGGGGCAGCCCCACCACGGTTGATAATTAGGGTTTGGGTTTCCCCTTGCCCTTCGGCTTCGCCTTCGCTTTCGGCTTACCTTTCGGTTTCGCTTTCGGCTTGGGCGTCGTCGCCTTTTTCGCTGCCGCCTTTTCCTCGACCGGCTGACCGAACTCATCGAGTCCGGGTGGCGGGTCGAGGAACTTCGCGACACCAGACAGCACGAGCTTCATCGCTGCCGCTGGTTCGCGCCGCGCTCCTTCATTGGCGTTATACGGCGGCTGGTTCTTCGTGAAGACAATCTTCACGAGATCCGGTTGATGAGTTCTCATTGCTCCTCCTCTCGGCTCTAGTCTTCGCCGTCAGCGATGGGCGAGTTGTCACCAATCGCAGCGAAGCCGAAGCCGCACTCGAAGGTGTCGGTAGCTCCGGTCGAAATGTCCGGAGTGACCGTCACTCTCCAATAGCGCTTCACGCCGGTGAGATCAACGCTCACCTTTGCAGCGAAACCCTCGGCACCGCCGCCGTCGCTCGTGACCAGAGCGGTGAACGCTTCGGCAACGTAATCGACGGCATCGGACAGGTTCGCAGCGTCGCCATGCTCCAGCTTGATCTCGACAAGCGAGAGCGTTTCGGTATCGGTCAGCGTCACGTTGCCAGCACAGAAGATGAACCCGCTCATCGGGCCGTCTTGAGCTTGCATGTCAACGATCGTACCGAGAGCTTCGGTGTTGTCGCCCGTTCCACCGGCAACACCACGAGCGCCACCCGCACCCATCAGTGCGAACGGTGCGCCAGCGTCAAAGTTATTGATGTCCATGTGCTACTCCTTTCCTTCTACCAGTGCCATTTGACGGCGACGATCATCGCGATGGATGCGTCGTGCCGGACGCCGAGATCGTGCTCGGAGATCACTCGCATGAGAGTGAGGTCTTTCGAGTACGCCGACTGATATGCGGAGCCATCCCAATAGCTCGCTTCGGTGCTGGTATCGATCATCATGTTCATCGACTCACCGAGAATGACATCTGCGAAATCACAGAGGTAGATCTCAGATTCGGTCGACGCATTCAGATCATCTGGAATGTTGGTCGTGTCGTTGAAGGGATAGCCGAAGAACGTTCCACCATCCAGCTCCGTCTTGAAGACGAAGTTACCGTTGGTGTCACGCAAGCTCTTGAGGTAGAGCGTGGTGCGCGGCGACCAGAGCCACCCGACATTGATCATGCGAACGTTCGCGTTGCGGAGGAGGAGGATCGCTTCGAGCGCTTCCTCGGTGATGGTGGTGATCGTCACCGTTCCGTTGGCGGTGATCTTGTTCGCGGCGGGGCAGAAATTCAGCAAGCCCTTCGGAGTGAATTCGGTGCCATCGCCACGGATGAACGCAACGTCTTCACGCTGCGCCATCGCAGCCACGAGATCGTTGCGGACCATCGAGTCAGCGCCGTAGCTCTCGAACCGCAGGAAGTCGTTCGAGATCGGCACGACCGCTGCGAGTTTCTTCCATGACAGATTGACCATGCCGGTCGTCTGCTCGGTCTTCACAATGTTCTGTGACTCACCGATATAGGTCGCGGTCGCGCCGCCGGTGATCTTCGGAATCTGCAACGAGCCAGTCGGCATCGGCACAGTCGTCGGACCCATCGAACGGAATACCGCTCGCTCACGAAGCAGCTCGATCACCTCGGTCGAGTGCTGTGTGGGGATGAGAACGCCACCAGCGGAATCCTCACTCGCTTCGAGGATCTTGGTCATGGGATCTTCATCACCCCATTGTTTCTTCGCCCACTTCGCGGCTCGCTCGGGATCCGCTTTCCCTGCCGCCATTGCTCGAATGAATCGAGCAGCACCGATACCGCGCTCCATCGGCGCGGGGGGTGTTGCTTGCGGCTTCCCGATTGCGCTCATAGCTTTCACCATGTCGTCATAGGTAACAGCAACGGATGACGGCTCTTCGTCTTTCAACTTGAGCGCCACCTGCTCGGCTACCAGAACAGCAATTTCTTCTCTCGTCATGATCTACTCCCTTCTCGATCAATCCGGCAACGCGCCGGTCTTCGCGGTGAGCGCTTCCGCTACCGCCTTGGCGATGGTTTCCTTGATGTCGTCGTCACTCAGCTCTTCCGGCTCTGGCGTCTTCGTGACCGCTGCCGCGAGCTTTTCCTCGACGGCCGTAGCTACCTGCTCGGGTATCTTCTCGACCGCTTCACGAAGCTCTTTGATGACATCAGAGAGTGCTTGGATTGCCTCTTCCATGATTGCCTCCGATGGTTCCGTTTTGATATTGCCGTCGACCGATTCGGCCGGCGGGTCGATGGTGGACCCACCCTCGGTGATCGTCTTCCATGACGCATCATCTGCGGAAGTGCTGGTGTCCGTCAGACTCACAGCGACATTCGTCAGAGCAGCGTGCACGATCTCGACCGTATCCTTGGGCAGCCACAAAGCGACGCGATCCGCATCCGGATCATCGTCGAGAATTTTTTCGGCCCATCGTTTCATCGGGAGCAGATCGATCCCCACCGCGCTCGCTGCTTCGAGCGCTTCGGGATTCGACGGCACCGGAACGATGCTGTGTTCGAGCAATTCTTGTTCGCTGAAATCGTAGCCCTTGTGTTCGTCATTCCAGACGTATTGCTTCGGCTTGAAGCCGACGCTGGTAGCTCGTAGAAATTTCGCAGCCACCATCTGGTAGACCATGTGTCCGAACGGTGAGATCTCTTTCGGCGTGAAGCGATCCACCGCGACGAGCTTATCGTCTTCCAGCCCGACCTCCGTTGCTCTCGCTACGGGCGGCGACCAATAGTCGTGCGCCCAAAGAACGACCGGGTTCTGCTTGTAGTTGTCGATGTCCCAACCGTTGACATCGATGATGTCGGAGTCGCGATCTTGAGAGCCGGTCGAGATCACGAACTTGATATCTCGCATCCCCGTGCCGGGGTCTACATCTTTCAACGAGATATCTGGATTGAAGAACTTCACGAGGTTCGGCACCTCCGGCAGAACCTCACCGGGCGGTAGCTTCCCAACTCGTTTCACCCAATCGTCGCGGGTTAGCAATTCGTTCGGACGTTTCATCATCTTCCTCCGATCATGTCACACCAAGATTCGTTCGCTACATCGACAACGGATATGGATCTCGGATGGGATATAAACCGCACCCGCTGGCGTCTGGTAGAACTCATTGATCCCGACAATCGAAACGCCCGGCTGCGGATCACCCATCGGTCCGCAGAGCTGACACAATTTCTCGTCCGGTGTGACGATCCATTGCTTCTTCGTATCTTTCGGAATCAGCCCATCGTTCTGCGCTTGATCCCATAGCCGTCGCTGCCCTTGATTACCGGCATCGACCAGCTCGTTATCTGCGATCACCTGCGCTCGATACTTGATCTTTCCCTTCGTCCATTTCTTCGACCATTCTTCGATCTCTACTTCGGATAGACCCGACTCTCTCATCCCCTCGATCAGCCGTCGCCGCTGCTCGATATCTCGCGCCGTCAGCCCGACGCCTGGATCTTCTCCGATGAGCTTCGCCGTTTCCGCAGCCGTCAGCCCTTCATCGTATGCTTGGGTGAGCAGCCGTTTCAGAGCGGCGTAGGTTTCATCGCTCACGTCCGTCACCATCTCGCCGCCGAATTCTGAGAGGAACGCGATGCTCTCCGGGTTGCTGAGATCGAACGCAATCGATTCACCGAGATACGCACCCAGCTCTTCCGCGCTCGCTTCACCCACCACGACGATTGCTTCGCGTAGCGTCTGCCGCGCGATCTCAAGTTCTGCCGCGAGATCTGCTTCGTAAAGCACTTGCATCGCTGCGTCGAGATCTCCCTTCTTGAACGCATCCATCATCGCTCGATAATCGATCTTGTTCGCGAGAGCTTCCCACGCCTCGACGAGCTCCTTTTGCATCTGCCCCGAGAGATTCAGAGCGAGCCGCGTGGTGTCCGGTCCACCTACCTGCTTCGTGAAGCCGTCCGGTAGCGCTTTGCTCGATTCGCCGGAAGAGATCAACCCTCTGACGGTATCGACCGCCGCTATCGCTCTCCCGTATATGTCAGGCGGCTGGTACGTGCACTCAGGCGTGCCGCAGCCGCAGGGCAATGTATCTCGATCATCGCTACCTTCCGTGAGCTTAGACGCGATCCTCGCGGCTCGGCTAGCGAGCAGCGCAGGGTCGGGTGTGGGTTCGAGAGAATCAACGATCTTGAGGTTGAAGGGGTGCAGATAAACCTCATCCGCATCGGTCGTCTCGATCCCCGCCTGTCGCTTCCAATCTGCGACGGTGAACGCGGGTGGGTTTTCTTTCATCACGGAGAGCTGATACTCGCGATCTTCTTGCACCGGAGATTCGTATCCGAGAATCAATCGATCATCGTAGATCGGCAGCAACAGAAATTGCATGAACGTCCGTTGCAATTCGAGTCGCGGCACCAGCACATATTTCGCCATCAGGTAATCGGCTGCCTCGATGGTGGCTCGATTCGAGTTCTCGATGATCCCGAGAATTTCTGGCGGCATCCCCGTGCCGTGCACCAAAATATCTCGCTCCCAAGAACGCAGCGGCCGCATCTCCATATCGCTGAATTTCGGTGAGAGCGTCGTGATGTCTACCTTCTTCGGAAGGAAGAAAGGTTTGTGCGCTCGCCGGAAGCTCTGCGTCTGTTGCAACCAGCTCAGCTCCAAGCGCTCGGTGTCCGGCTTGCTCAGCCCCTCGCTCGTGATCAAGAGATCTGGACGAGCGTTATTCAGAAACCAATTCTTCGTATATTGAGCGGCGTACTCATCCGTATCGATCTCATCCCCGAACGCTCGCATGTGAGCTGATCCTCTGCCATAGGGATTCACCGGGTCAGGCGTAGCGAATCGGAAGACGGCAGGGGTTGGTAGCTTCCCTTCCCACGACGGCGTTTTGATATCCCAATACGGCTCACCCTCGTAGGGCATCGCTCGCACCCATGTCGATGGGATCAACCAGAAGCGCTCCGGCACAGCGCGGCCCCCCGCCCACTCTGGATCGAGGATCCAATGAGCTTCGCCGGTCAGCTCCATTGAGATGTTCGTCTGTGATCTTCCGACCGAGCCGGGGAAGAGCGGGTTCGCCGTATTCAGCAAGCGAAGGAATGGATGATCGAGAACCGGCGTGACCTCATATCCATCCGGCAGATCAACGTTCCCGAGCGAATAATCTTTGAGCTTGATCCCCTTGCTCTGTAGCTCGGGCATCTTGACGTGCTTGCCGCTCGGGTTCTTCACAGAGAACAGCGCCCACTTCGTCGAGCCGATAGCATCGGAGATCTTCCCGACGACCGCTCGCACCCACGGCGACTTCGAATACGCAGCGAGCATCTGTTGCGTCCCTCGAGCCGGAGCCGTTTTATAGCCACCCGGAACGATCCGCGCCAGCATCCCCGCTTCCTCTTCACTCATCTGCCCGAGCAGCTTCGATGCCGTCGCCATTCGGAAGCGGCTGATCAATCCCAGTCGACCGCTCATGACAACCTCCGCCACTCATATTTCCAGAGGTCGATGACCCAAGCGGGATCAGCCGGGTCGTCAGGTCGCCCACCGAACTGGACCGAGAACGGCACCGCTGGGTTCCATGTCCACCCATCGGGCATGATCTTCATCCAGTCTCGGGTGCCGTAATCTCCCACCTCCGTCTCCGGATGTAGAATCCCCCACACCACGCCGTCCGCATCGACTCGCAAGCCGAACACATACCAGTCCGGGTTCACCCAACTCGCGTCATCGGTCGGGCCGTTGTTGTCTTCGGAAGCACCCTCGACGAATGCACCCCACCCGGCGCTCATCCCGCCGATATTGTTCACGACGTTGTCCACGTAGTCCGAATAACCGAGCGTCACCAGAAGGAGTCCGACCCGCGATTCGGCGACGTATGCGGTGGCCTTGAACTCCCACCCGACCGGATACCAAAGGTTCGACGGTCGCGGCGACTCGGGACCAAGCGCCATGATGTCGCGACCGGCCCACGCGTTCTCGTTCACGTCCATGTCCCACCGGATCACCCGCCTCGTGTCTCTCGTCTCGTAGGTCAAAGCGTCGCCCGCGTTAAAGGTTGTTAATCTCCAGAACTCGGTTGCATCCACCACCACCGGGTCGCCGTCATTCGGGGTCAAGCTCGGCGTCCAGATGAACTCCTCGTCTGACTTCGTGATGTCTTGCGTGTTGACCCATCGCCCCTTATCGAGAGTCGAGACGCCGCCGTCCGCATCGATAGCTTCGATGTCGTAGAAATAGGTGCCGACCCAATCTACGTCCGTCAACGTCGGCGTGAACTTCACCGTGCCGTCACCAGCGACGACGATCACGCCGATGAGCTGCGCCACCTCTTCACTCGCATCGCTCGGATCCTCTTCTCGATTGATCGTCAGCGTGAACGTCCAGCCGCTGATATCGATGGCGACGCCGTTCTCCCTCACCGTCTTTTGGATACGGCGGGTATCGCCTCGCTTGCGGATAATGTCACTCACAACCCACCTCCAAATTGTCATCACCTTCGATGATCAGATCATCGCCGTTCTCGCTCTCAAGATCATCGTCACCTTCGATGGTTAGCTCTCCGTCATCGCTGATCAGATCAAGCTCGTCATGTTCGAAATCTAGGTAGCCGAAATCTACCAGCACCGTTCCACCCGGACCTCCCCCGCCGCTGGTATCGATAGCGAGGTAATGAACCATCGCCGTCTCTACCGTTAGCAGCTCCGAGAGAATCACGAGACGTTCGCCTGTCGTGGTCATGGCAGCGTCTTATCCCACACGGCGTCAGCGGCGCCCGTAGCCGTCGCTCTGGTCGATACGGCAACGTCTACCCTGCCATCGATCTGAGCAAGCGCAGCGGATTCCTCAGGCGTCAATCCGGAGGTGCCTGTCTCGACCACCTCGACCAGCGTCGAGAGATTGCGGGTAGCGGTCACCGTGTACGCGCCAACGGTCGGCAGCACGAGACGGGTCAGCGCAGATTCGGTGAATAGATTCCCATCGATGACAAGCTCGTGATCAGCTTCGTATGGCGCGATCTGCCACGGTTCGAGCAGCACGTAGGTCGTGCCGAGCTTCCCCGCTGAGATCGTCTGTCCACCGATAGCTATCAACGGGAACGTGAAGCGCCGCAGAGCTAGGGTCGCTTCCCAATCCTCAATCAGATCTGACCAGATATCGATCTGCGCGTTGACCCGCACCTCATCGTTCCCGTCCGGAGCGAGCGTGACGACCAACTGCTTCGCTGTCGTATCAGCGTAGAGCTTGACACCCATGCTGCCCGCTTACTCGGTCGGCAGCTCAGGGAATTCGTCCGTGACCTCTGCCCATTCAGCGTCAACCGATTTGCGTCTGAGAACGGGAGTGAACGGATGCTCTGGATGAAGATCCCACAGCACGCCGAAATCGTTCCAGCTCATCCCTCGCGGGATCTCGACTTCATCGAGCAACTTCTTGTCCGCTTTCTTTTCCGCTGCTTGCTTCGATGCTGGATGCTGTTTCCCCTCTCGCTCCTTGTACGCAAGACGATACGCAGCTCGACGATTGACCCGCCATTGCAAGCGGACCTCACGATCAACCGAACCACCGTGCGGATCGAACACGCTAACCTCTGGCATCATTTCCACCTTTCACTCCTTAGGGATTGCTGTAATTACGGTCGTCCGAAGCGTTGATCCGGATGGCGACGTTATCGACTCGCGTCACGAGAGCATCGACCACAATCGGCTCAGCTCCACCGGCGTAGATCGCCACCACCTTCAACGGGGCATCTTCCCCATCCGATCCGGTGCCGCGCTGCACGTTCACGTCGAAGTCGAATGTCTTGTCCATGTCGGCTGAGCTGATCACGAAATCCATATCGGTCGGCACATCATCTTCAACGACGATTGCGTTGTCGGTGTCGAAGTCGTAGCCGTTGTTGTCACCGGCGTCATCGTTCTCAAAGAAGACCGTACATTGGCCACCAACGAGGTTCGAAGTGAAGAGGAAATTCAGATTCACGGTGAAGGGGTATTGGACCCCGTTGCCGCTATTCGGATAGGTGCCGTCGAGCGAGTGCGGGAAGAACAGAATGTTGTTCGCTTCGGATGCTGACGGATCGTAGAGGAACACACCCTCCGCGAGCTTCAAGACGGTGCCGTCGAATCCCGCGCCCTTATCTGCGTAGAGGTGAACGGCGAGCTGTCCGTAGACCGTGCCGAAGGCGTCGCCATTGATGTCGTCGTTGATATCTCCGACCTGCCGCTCTTGCCGTGCGCCCCAGTGATAGCCCTCAGACAGAGTGCAAGATGCGCCGTCGATGATTCGAGAGAACAGATAGTAGGTCGAGCCGATCAGATACTCGCCGGGATGCACCTCGTAGCTCACGCCGGTATCCGATCCACCAGCGAGATCAGAATCGTTACCCGCGCTCGTGCCGCCGACCGTCACCCGGAAGTAGCGGCCCGTCGAATCAGCGATGGCATCACCAGCGACGTAGACCTGTGAGATGGCCCACGTCTCCGCTCCACCCGCCGCACCCTGATAGCCATACTCGCCCGTCAGATAGTCGAGCGTCATCGACTGCCACGGCTCGGTAGCGCCGTCGATGGTCGCATCCGATACGGTGATGTTCGGGTCAGCCGTTGACGAGAGAGGAATCGAATACGCTTTCGGTTCGAGCGATGCGATCTGGAGACCCGCCACCACCTCGTAATAATCGTAGAAATTCGGGCGCGTTCGATAGAAGACGCTGAGGTGTCCAGTGTCGTCTGGCGTGCCACCCGTGCCCTTGATCTGCACCGCTTCGTTCAGCTCACCCGTGTAAACGAAATCGACGACGGTGCCGTCTGGATCTCCGGTGTTCTCGTTGTAGAGCTGATCCGCATCGGCAGGGACATCACCGAGCTGAAAGACGCCCATCCACCACGAGCCATCGACCTCGATCCAGCCGAAGTCGCGGAGCAACTCGCGGGTCGTCGCGTCGTCCCAGATCCAAGTGTTGATCATCTCCCCCTCGCCGGGGGTATACATTTTGATCGGGAATGAGTGGCGACGGAAGTTCAGCGTCGATTCCCATAGCTCGACGCACTTGCTGTAGACCGCCTGTCCGGTCACGCCAGATGTTGCACCCGGCGATGCGTCCGATAGGTTTCCAGCCGCCACCAATTGAACCGTCTTCGGTCCCGCCGTGTCGATGTAGATCTCTGTGTTTAGGTTTAGCTGATCTGGGTCTGTGATCTTTGCCATGATGCCTCCTACGTCGGGTTCGAATAGTTCCGGTCTACGCCTTGGGTTATCGGGACGGTGCCCTCGGCAATCACCCACGCGAAATCAATGGGTTCCTTGCCAACGATGATGATGTGAACGGTCGTCGCTGTCCCGTCCAGCGCACCGTCGTATGAGTAGACGACCTCGCCACCCGTCGTCGATGGAACATCTAGCAGAATCGAGTTGTCGCTATCTTTTGTGATGGTGAAAGCTGAGCCGTTCTCAATCGGCGTGAACGTCGCACTCTTCGAAGCGGTCAGGGTGACGGTGGCCCCGAGCGATTTGTACTTGATCGTGCCGGTGCAGCCGACGAGCGCGATGTCTACCGTGCCGGTCGTTCTTCGAATCAGCAATGCCGAATCCGTCTGTCCGTCCGCTGCGTTGTATCCGCTGAACGCGATGCCGGTCAGCGTCATCGTCGTGGGTGAAGCTATCCCGAACTCGATAGCATGGGTGGCTGCCGATCCCTTCGTGAAGCTCATGTCGTCAAGCTCACCATTTGGATCGGTCGCTGGTGTCCAGCTCAGCGCTCCCGTGTCCGTGGTTCCCTCATAGCCCGCCACCTTCGAGCCGCTGAGATCTGCACCATTGGCGAAGATCTGCCCGCAGTCGTTGAAGGTGTTGCCGGTCACAATCTGCCCCGACTTGAATCGACACTCACCGCTCCGCTTGAGGAACGACCCGGTCATCGAGAACGACACCAGATCAGCGTCATCCATGTCGAGGATGAAGCGAGTCGTGTCTGTCGTGCCAGCAGCTTGAATCACCGAGTCAGCGATCACAACCCGGCACCCGCTTCCCTGACCTCGCAGGGTATACAACCCCGTCGCGATCGGCTGATCAGTGAAGACCAACACCTCACCAAGCATCTCCCACCATGTGGTGGTGCTGCCGTTGCCGATCTGTAGCTCGCCGTATCCGAAGTAGACACCCTCGACCAGATCGAGAATGCCGTAGCCTCCAGCGAAGTCCAGAGCGAACATCGAAGACAGCGTGATCTCGTCTCCGCTGGTCCCACCAGTCGCGTAGTAGCCGTCGCCAAATCTTATGTAATCGACCCAAGTGTTGATCTTGTTCGCGGGTGCTGCCGTGCGGTTGAATCGAAACCCCCAACGTTGGATCGCGGACAGGGTGAGTGTGGTGAACAGATCAGCATCGACGACGAAGTTCTTCCAGCCACCAGAGTAGGTGTCGCTACCGAACGCTACGAAATACTCAGTGGTCGAACCGTCGTACATGTAGAATTCCATGCCGCCGTTGGCCTCGATGTCGAGAAACGCAACGGTCGAGAAATTGATCCAGACCCGCACGTGCTGGCTGGCAAGGTTGAGCGCCGACCCACCGTCCGTGATGATGTCGTAGTAGCCCATCGCCAAGGCGGTACGCATGGTGCCAGACACTGAGTTGGCGTTCTCTTTGACCAGATCGGTGTCGAGCGTCGTGAGCAGCGTCCAGCCGGTTGCCGACTCTGCATCGTCAATCGTCGTCGGGGTGTTACCGAGTACCGTGGTCGCCATCTTATGTCACCGGGGTCGCCCACGTCAGAGCGTTGGCCGGAAGCTGGAAGACGACACCCGCTGTGAACTCAACGGTCACGTCACCCGCTTGCTCGTTCTCCGGTCCACCGAGATCGATTGCGTACAGCGCTTCATCGCTCGTCGCGTCGTCGTCGTAGACGATAGCCCAATAGCCGTCTGTGAATCCGCTCGCGTGTTCGAGTACCACCACATCGTCAGCGGTGATCTTGGCAATACCTCCGATCATCGAAGCAACGATGGTCGTGAGCGCTTCACCTCCCGCTGTGTAATTACCGGTGGTGGCTACCTCGTTCGCTGAGAAGTCACCCCACGTAGGGCTTGCGAGGTTAGCTACCGGGGTGATGGTGTCGTCGACGATGCCACATTTGAGAGCTGCGCTCGATAGGTCGCCGTGCACGCCGGTCAAGATGTTGAGCATCGCTTCTTGGAAGATTACTACGTCACCCTTGGCCATTGGTGTTCCCCCTCAAAATAGCGAGAGCGCCCCTGTCCGCGCAGACGGGACGCTCAGATACGAGCGAGCTTTCATCCCTCCATTGATAACACTCCGCGAACAGATCCGCAAGTAAAGACGACGACCCCGACAACCGGGGCCGCGCCCCCCACGCTCCGCATGGGATGGAAGGAGGAGCGATTCAAGGTTACCAGAATTCTAGAGTCGCGTTTCGATCAGCGTAATGTGCAAGCACGACGGCGTCGGCGTTATCCGGCGAGCGCCCGAGCCGAGCTTTCACTTCTTCTTTCGCTTCGATCTGAATCTTGCCGCCGCGGAGTTTCCACTTCGCCGCTAGCATCTCGCGCCGCAGAGCTTTGTCGGGTGGCAACATGATCCGCGAATACTCAGGGTCGAGCGCTTCACGGAATCCCCAATACGCTGCGGCTCGAACGTTGAGCATCTTGTACTTCCCGCTGCGATCTGTCGTATCCCCTGCACCCGCACCGAAATTGATTCCATCGACGGTCGCACCCGCATCGACGAGCAGATCATACGGCGAGCTTCCTACGCCGATGACATCGATCCCGATGCGTACCTCGCCCTGCACTCTACTCGTCCTCTCAACCACCGCTCCGGCCACCTCACGGCCCGTCTTCGTCTGCTTCCCCGGTATCTCTTCGATCTCAGCGAACCAATCGCCGTGCTTCGGCGCGAGCGTCGTCGCATCACCGCCGCCCCGAGCGACATCAACACCGAGCGCTGTCATCTTCCCGATCGCTTCCGCATTCATCTCCCATCGATAGACGGCTGCGTCGAACCAATCGCTCGGCACGACTTGCCATTGGCTATCATCCGTGACCGCATCGAATTTCCCGTAGAGCAGTTGCGATCTCATCGGCTCCGCTGTCGCTTGAATCACCTTGAGGTAATCGGTGTCCGCTGATAGATATGGGTTATCGCTGAGCAGAGCTGGAATGAACGTCCGCGATCTCGGATAGACCATCTCCCCTTCCATCAAGATCGGCTCACCATCCGGCACCTCGGTGTCCGTCTTCCCGTCTTTCGTTGTGACGAACCAGCGCAGCTCTCCCGGCTCGGCAGGGTTCTCGTGATTCGGATCGATCCACGGTGCCCAATAATCGATTACCCATGCTCCCTCGAGATCGGTCGGCGGGTTGCCCGTACACACCGTTCGCTTCCGTTGACCCGGCATCGCGGAGCGCTCCCACGTCTTGAGATACACGAAGATCTCTCGCGTGAATTGCGTCACCTCATCAAAGCACTTGAGATCATGCGGCCGACCCTGCCAGCGCTTCTTGTTCTGATTGTGTGGACACGATCCGAAGGTGATCTGCCGTCCGCTCTGCAAAGAGAGCCGACCGGGGCTGCCGCGCTTCAATCTCCCATAGCCCCCTGCCATCTCTTCGGCTCGCTCCATCAGCTCCGTCAGCTCAGGGAACTCGCGACGGAAGATGACGGATCGGTGATGAGCTTCCGCGCCCAAGCCGAGCAACAGATCGCTCTTCCCTCCACCTGCCGCGCCGCCGTAGAAGAGATCGTCCGCGAGCGATTCATACGCCGCCGTCTGTGGACCCGGGTTCGGCGTCCAGAGCTTCACCCCGTTCTCAGGGGTGACACCCTCAGCTAGCCGAAGGATTGCGCTCGACCAGCAATCGGATCTCGTCCGAGACTGCGGCACGTTCATCCTTACTCGCGACGTTGCGTCGGATGATGTCAACAAGCGCAGCCACCAACACCATGAGCCGGTCAACGGTGATCACCTGATCTTCGTCAAGCAATCGCTTCCGTTCCGTCTCCACCATCTTGCGTCGCGTCTCCATCAGCTCGTTGATCTCCGTCCACGCGAGCGTAGCGTCTGCCCCTTGATCGAGCAGCGCACCCAGCTCGCGGATTGCTCGAATAGCTAACCCGTGTTTCCCTGAGTTCGTGTGCATCTGAAAGCGCTCGTACAACAATTTCAATCTACCGAACATCGCTTCGTTGATCCCCACCTTTGCCAAGAGATCGAGCTGCCGTTTGATCCGTGCATCGATCAACGCAATCTCGTCTTCCAAGCAGATCAGATTGGCATCGTTCAGCGCTTCTTGGTAGCGCACCGAGAGCGAGTCGGGAAGGTGCTTCGAATAGCGTCCGTGCTTGAACGTCGGTGAATCCACACCCACCAAGCTCTTGCCGCCATGATTGGCACAGACGGTGCGACCCTTCATCGCGTGACGGCGGCATCGAACCCCGCTCCGTTTTGATTGAGCCGTACACTGAGCCACTGAGCTACGCCCCCCTTCCATGAGGTGTCGGCTGATTCAAGAGGGTCATGATGGCAGCAACGCTCGTAACGCTGCGTAGCTATCGTCCGGACAGCTCGCGATCTCTCGCCATAGCGTTTCGTTCGATTCCAGATATCCAGATTCGGTCACGATGTTGTTCCACACGTTGCTCTGCCGAACGTGTTGCACGAGCGGACCCGCGAGATTGAAGCAGTAGCCGAGATCGTATGCGTGTCGCTGCCAGAGCCACCCCATCCAGATATCGTCGAAGCGCGGGATGTCGATGAAGCGACACCACGGGTCCCAATAGCAAGCGCGGAACGCGAGATTCATTCCACAGAGCGGGAAGTAACGCCCGTGAATTGCTTTGCGTACGAAACTCATCTGCGCGTTCTTCGTAGCGAGCTGCCGCACGGCGCAGTGATCTCCATTCCCCATCCAGAATCCCATCGACGCTGCGACCTCCATCGTGATCTCCCGAACGTCGTATGGTGTGCCGCGCGATGGCGGCGACGTGACCTCTTCGAACATCGTCACGGGTTGCGGTTGAAGCGCTTTGATGTGAGCTTCCGCAAGCTCGGGTAGCGACTGCTCTCCCCCCGCGTATGGATAGCAATCGCCGTCGAGAATTACGACGACATCTGCTTCGAACTCATTCACGGCGCGAGCAACCCCTTTGTTCTTCGTAGTTCCGCAACCCTCGTGGAGCTCGTCATGCTGTAACACGAGCCACGGTTCACCATCCTCTGCTCCCCACGCTTCGAGGAACGCATCGATCTCTTCCATCGTCACCCACGGCACCACGATTGCGTACGGTTGCATGATCAGATCCTCCTTGGTTTCATCTCAATGTGATGAGCTGCCGCTAGCCCTTGAGCGAACACCTGATCGTAGATCCTCACCCATAGCGAGTGCATCGTTTCTAGCGTCGGGATCAGCGTTGACTTCTTTCCCTGCGTCAAGCTCTGCGTGATGATTCCGTCCAGCTCGATTCGCGGTCGAAGAAATACCGGCGTCACCTCATCGGCAGCTCGACATGGCGTGAAGCTAAACATCTGTCCGATCTGCTCGCTATATGTCGCCCCCTGATACAGGCGGTAGCTATCCACAGTCGGCTCGCTCAATTTCTGCGGATGCAAACCGAGGTTGAAATATTCGGCCGGCACCTTTCCCTCGAGCGCAGCGTAATCGCCGTTCGGGTAATCGATGAAGCTACCCACGACGAGCAGCGTATCGAGAATGAAGTAGCCACCCTGCGATGAGCCGAAGAGGATCACGCTGCCGGGAGCGAGTCGGCGTAGCAACGTCTCGGTCGGCGGCTCTCGATTGAAAGCCGTATGTTGCTGGCACCCGTTGTAGAGGAAGCGATCACCGAAGACGAACGGGTCCGTATCCCATAGCCCTTCGAGCGATGCCGGTTCGTGATACGCAATCGTGTGAACCGTATGCGGCCACCACGGACCTCGCACCCTTTCGAGATCTCGAACGAACGTGGGCCCTTCGTATTCTCCCCAGAAGCAGAGCATCCCTTTCTCGTTCGATCCGTTGCGAACGAAGCCCCCTTCGTTGAGCATGAACTTCCGTCCGTGCGGCGTCGAGGTTCTACCCCACGGTGAGACGCCATTCCGATGCTTCGTCTGCTCTTTCCCAGGGTGGATGAATTGCACGATGCGCAGCTCGTCAGCTCTGACCATCGGCTAGCTCCAAGCGTGTTCTGAATTTCCTCCACACGGGACCCGACGTTGCTCTCGGCAATCCACCGCGGCGTTGAATGTCGAAGAGATACGGCCAGTTCTGTTGCAACCCTCTGACTTTCTTCAATCGGTTCTCATCGTTCTGGTAATCGATCTCCGTGCAGCCACCCGCCATGCTCTCCGTCGATGGCGTAGCGGCGCGGTAGAGCTTCACCGCTATCGTGCACCAGCCACCAGCCAGCAGCTGGATCGAGAAGTCAATGTCGTCTACGCAATTCGAGCGCCAATAAAACGGCGTGCCGTTCCGGATGATCTTGTGCGAGTAGATCATCTGGTTGATCGCGAAGTCTTTCGTCGTCGGGTAATTGATTGCGCTCAAACAAACACCCGCAAGGTTCGAGAACCGCACGGTCAGCGCTTCCGCATAGGTCATCGCTTCAAGAGCTGGTACGCGCCGACTCTTCTCACCCGCTGCTCTCATCGCGAAATACATTACGTCATCGTCTAGCTGCCAATGCCACGACTCGCCCCGCCCCTCGCTGTGTCGCTTGATCCACGAGCGCGTCATAGCTAACCCCTGTCGCGAGTGATCGATCACGGCGAGCTTGTCCTCACCGAATCGAGCGGCGTACGCATCTGCTTCATCGGCTTCAACGCAGATGGTGAAGCTCTCAACTCCACCATCGAGCAGCGTCTGTGGCGTCGTGCAGAGTTCAGCTCTCCCGAGCGATGGAATGTAGATGGGATAGGTCATCACTCGCGGCTCTCATCCATGAGCTTTTGGATCTGCTTCGATTCGATGGGCTGCTTCGTTTTGAGTTCCATGCCGTAGTTGTCGACACCCGGTGCAACGCTGACGCCTTTCTTCTTGATGAGCTTGTTGTCGAACTTCCTCCAAGCCGAAGCGACAACGTGCTGCGGTCTGCCCCATCGTCTGCTCGTCTTCACCACTCCCGGCCACACCCGCTCAAGCTCTCGCGCCATCTTCAAGCGACCATCGGCTACGTAGATATCCGTCTGTCCACCCTCATCGGTCATCGTCTCCGGCGTGTGGATCAGGAAGTGATTGATCAGCATCGTGCACCAGCCGTCAGCGAGAACCTGCAAGCTCATGTCTGTGTCTTCGTTGTAGCGGAAGCGCCAGCGATTCGGTATCGAGTTCATCATCAGGAAGCATGTGTAGCACCGGCTGTTCAGATAGAAGGGTGGCCACTGAGAATTCGTCGTCTCATTCGACACGATGAAGAACGAGCTGTTCGGAGATGCAATGGCTACGTTCTCGTATCGGTCGACGAAATCCTCGATGATCGAGACGGCGATGTTCGAAGCGCATGGGATCCGATGCCCTCGATACAGCCGGTCGAAATACTTGATGTCATCATCGAACTGCCAATGGCGCTCATCACCCTGCGCTACGGAATAATCCTTGATCCAATTGCGAGCGTAGACCAGACCCTTCCCATCTTCCGGCAGCACGAGAATGTTCTCGATTCCATAGCGCTCCGCATACGCCTTCACCTGATCGGGTTGCACGACCAGCTTGAATGGGATCTCGTCTTTGATGAACATATCTGCACTCACGCATTTCTGCGCTCGCCCTAGCGACGGGATGAAGATCGGATATCTAGGACGGAGTTTCTTCGGCATCCGTTTCCCCATCTTCGAATCGCACCGACGCGAGATCGTTGCGCTCTTTCGGCGGCCACCACGTAGACCAATGCTGACCTCCCCGCGTGTATGCTTTCAGGTTGTCCGAATCGATGTTGGCGTGCTTCATAAACGAGAGCCGGTCATCTTCATTCCTGAACTGAATAATCAATCGATACGCCTTGTTGCCGGGGTCATGCTCCGGCATCCCCGTCCACTCCGCAGCCGCATCGAAATCCTCGATCTCGTCTGACGTTCGCGTGACCATGACGAGAGCAGCGAGCATCTGTTCGTCGAACCCTGTACCCATGAGATCAACCCCTTCGGATTCCTTGATCTTCTTGAGTAGATTCGTCAGCGCTCGATCATCGACACCAGCGAGTCGCGAGATCTCGTTGTCACCCGTCAGCACCTTGAGCGAGCGCGGATCGGTTGACTTCCAAGGTAGCCGGATGACCTGGATCTTTCGGAGCTTCATCTGTCGAGCTGCTTGCACGACGCCGTGACCGCCGAGGATCACATTGTCTTTCGCGATGATCACGTTTCGGTAGACGCCGTTCGCTCGGATGCTCGACTTGATGTGGTCGAGCTGATCCTGAGAGTGGCCGCGATAATTATCAGGGTGGTCGGTGAGCTTGGAGATCTCGATCACCTCCGTAGCTCTCTTCGGCACGGCGGGTTGCCGCTTCCGCTTCGCTCGATCACTCATCTTGGTCATGGGTTTCCTCCTTCGCTTTGAAGTGATGAGAGCCGCAGCTCGGACAGGTGCAGCGCTCGATAGATCCGTTGAGTGAAATGTTCATGTGATCGATTCGAGCGAGCGCCGAGATGGGATCGATCAGGTTCAGCGCTTGCCGCTCCTCGTCTGCGCTGAGATCAACGTAAACGACGGGGATCTTCTCGCTCTGTGCATGACCCAACGCGACGATGGTTCTGAGATGCCCATCGATGAGCCGTCCGGTGCGATCATTCAGAACAACGGGGGATAGCCATCCTAGCTCACTGATGGCCGCTAGAACGGCTTCGTGTTGGTAGGGTGGATGGATTCGATAGGCGTAGGGGTTAGCAGCGAGAGAGGACGGCTGAGCTTCACCGCTGCCGATGATTCGATTGCGCCACATTCTGGTGTCCTCCCGCTTCACGATACCAGATCGTCAGCTCGCTATCTCGACCTCCCAATACGACCCGCACAAGCAGCGGCATACGCCGACGCTCTCATCGTCAGTCGGATGGACGGTCACCAGCGCTCCGCAATCGGGGCAATGGAATTCAGATTCCTCACCCGTGCGAGCTGCTTCCGCTCGCGCTTCACGCGCCAGCCGTTCGTCTTCCAGATAGACCATGTTCGTGATGTTCATCCTGTAATAAGTATGGCACCCGGTGTGACGATACGCAAACGAGGTGAACAAAAAAGTGGCCCCCGGTAGCGCCGAAGCTAACCACCGAGAGCCGGAGAACACGCCGTCAGCGTATTCGACCTAGATCATTCACGCAAGAGCTTGAGCAACCGATACGCGCAGAGGAAGAGGCAAACCGAGAGGATGAAGATGATCGTCGATGTGATCAACCCCCCCACGTCTACCCATCCAGCAGCGATCAAGATCAGCGCTCCGATCAGACCGACGCAAGCGATAACGACCGCGCTGATCACCATCACCAGAATGACAATCGATGCATCTACATTCGTGTCGAAGTCACCCATCGATCTTCCCCTTGTAATGAAGGCGGCGCCCGTACTCAGCGATGAGCAGCGCGTCGCACGTTTGAAGCGTGACGTTCACCTCGGGGAAGAACTGCTGTGCTTTCTCTTTGTGCTTTCGTTTCTTCGCTGCCGACTCCGTCCCCTTCGGCATGAGTAGCTTGAACGTTTTCTGCCATGCATGAGGAGAGATATCTTCGTAGCCGACTTCGAGCGTGAGCAAGCAGCCGTGAAGGATTCCGAATTGATGGTGCAGCGTTGCGATGTTCTTCGGCCGATCCGTCAATGGACGGACCCCTTGCTTCTCGATCAAGACGCAAAGTGATTCCGCTTCCGTTGACCCCCTGATCATCTTCCGAAGACCTCGCGTGATCTCTCGCTCCGTCATGGTGGCGAAGCCGTGCGCTGAGTAGCTCACGATGCCCAGGTTTTCATCACAGCGGATCGATGCCATGCCTCCGCTCTTGCCGGGATCGATGCCGATGAACTTCATGCGGCTATCTCCTTTCGTATTTGTTTCGCCGCCGCCCTGAGGATGATCTTCGAGACGGGCAGCGGCACCCCGCCCCATGCTTTCCAACATTCAGGGCAGAGCGGATTCGGAACGAGCCACGGCACGTTTCTCCGTCCGCGGAGTAGACTCATTGGGACCCACGCTCCGTGGAGGTAATCGAAGCCGAGCCATTCCACTGCTCGACGCCTCTCGGTGAGCGCATCGTCGCCGCGCTGGATCTTCCCGCAGAGGACGCACGATGTTCCGAGCCGGAATGGAATTCGATTCCGATACGACGAGCAGAGTGGCGACTCTTCCCATGATGTTATCGGAATGAATCTCCATTCGATTGCTCGCCGCCGATAATTGAACAGCCCCTCGCGACGGAGCATCTGGTGATAACGGTGGATCCATTGCGCTTCACTCAGATCGAGTGAGTTGTCGAGCTGATCACGATAGTGTTTCCCGAACGCCCAATGTCGACTGCTATCAGCGAGCAAGAAAGATCGGATGCCGTTATAGGTCAGGTGCCGGAAGCACCGCCATCCCGCATACGCCTTCGCTAGCTCGTGCGGCGAGTAGATCCATTTAGCGGTCGCGTGCTGAGATCTAATCACCTTCACCCCCTTCTAGCAGCGGGTGGCTCGCTCCGGATTGCAGCCGCTCCAGCTCCACGTGCGTCGCGACTTGAATCCGCTCCGTTCTCGCCACCGCTTCGTCTGCTTGCGCTAGGGTGTAGAACACTTCCGCGATCTCGCGATAGCACTTGAGTTCTTTCAGCGTGACCTCTCCTCGATTGGCTCGATCCCAAAGTTCAAAGATCCGAGATTGCATGTCACGGTCGGCTGCGTGCTGCGCTCTCATCAGAGAACCCGCACGGCTTTGTCCGCTAGCCCTTCCGAGATCTTCATCTCAACCTTGAGTTCGTCATCGTTGATCCGCAGCCCGACCTCTTCATCATCGGTTTTGAGTCTCCCGGCGATGCGCCGATAGAGGATCGCTCGACTCAGTATTCCGCTGGCGACCCGCTCCAGAGATTCGGCTGCTTCGATCAGCTGTCTTCGGTTCGCTGCTCGTAACAGCGTCCCGTCTTCGAGCCGCCATGTTTTGAGAGGCGTCAGATCCAGATCACGCTTCATCGAACCGAGCCTGTCGCCACCAAGCTTCGACAGCCGAGTAAGCCGCATGGCATCGACGAGTGCCGTCCGCGATCCTTCGTGGATCGCCCATCTGAGGAGTACGTCGTTCTTTCTGATCCGGCTCTCCAGCGCTGGCAAGATCTTGTCACGATCTCCATCGAACTTTTCGATCAGCGACAAAGCACATTCGACAGCTTGCCGAAATGGATTGACGCTCTCCTTTTTCTTCGCTGTGTTCCCCATGTGTTCTCCTCTCTTTCATTTCTCTTGGTAGATCAGCGAGCGATAGATCGGGATGTCCATGCGATGAGCCACGGGTCGCTTGGTCGTGGTGAACCGGCCCGTCTTCTCGACGACCCCTGCACGTTTCGCTCTCACCCATATCGATCCCCAAGCTCGGTTGTCCGGTGGCTCCGGCAGCCCCCAACGCTTCGCTCCCTTCCATACATCATCGGCATTGAGGAATTCGTTTTGCTGAGCTATTCCGTAGATCACCGAGTACGCTTCTTTCTTCCACCCGGGATCTACCTTCTCCGCATGTTCGGTCGCTCGCTCTGCTCCTTCCTTCGCGAGCTGCCGACCCTCATCGGGTGGACCCTTGCTGCTTCGCTCCATGTCGGGGAGCGTCGGTTGTTTGAGGTTGAAGATCTCGCGTTTAAGTTTCTCGATCAAGCAATACGGACACCAGCGATCTTGCGACCAATTGTGGCGAAGACATGCCATCACTCGTCATCCAAGCAGCACTCGAAATACCAGCACCATGAGGTAGCGCAGACGTATCGTCCGAATGCCCAAGCGGTTTCCGTTCGACCCTCGCACGGAGTCGGCGTAGCGGTCGGGGTGTCGGTCGGCGTGTGGGTGTGCGTGTGGGTGCGAGTTGCAGTCGGGGTATCGGTCGGGGTGTTCGTCGGCGGCGGGGTTCCCGTTGCCGTCTTCGTTGCCGTGTAGGTTGCTGACCTCGTGGGAGTTGAGGTTCGCGTTGGCGTTTTCGTTTTCGTGTTCGTTGCCGTCGCGGTTGGTGTCGCCGTCGGGCAATCGGTCACGCCGTATTTGTACGAGAAGATCGGTTGAAGATCATTCGTGCAAACGACCGCATCGTCTACTCGATAGCAGCGCTTCGGCTGGATGACGAAAGTCGCGTCACGTTCCCAACACCGACGTACGAGGTTCTTCGCTGAGATCGCGGCGAGTGCTTCATCGACCAGCGCACCAGCCATACACCCAACTCCGCGACCATGCGCCAGATTCCAGATAGCGTTCTGGACATGTTGCCGTGTGATGATCTGCCCACATCGTATCGTTGTTCCGACATACCCGCGTGTCGCAAGCCATTCGATTGCGTCCATATTCTCAGGACGATCAATGATCCCTGAGAGTTCTTCCCATTCATAGATCACCTCCGCGTCATACCAGTGGCCGCGCTCAATCGGTTTCCTCGAATCCAAACACCAGCCGTTGAACACATCACCGCGGAGCGGCCGATCCCCATCGAGCCACACATTGAAGTAGCTCGACCGACCTTGCTCGTGGATCTTCACGCGAGCATGATCCGGCCATGAATAGCTATCGTCGTAGATCGTCTTCGCTCTCGCGTCTGGACATTCATCTTTGAAGACGACGGCGTGAGCTGCGAACACGCACGCGCAATCCTCGCCGTCACAGAAATTCTCTTTCGGTATGTTGAAATTGAAGTGATCCGTATCGAGATCCTCGAAGCCGTAGGGCATCGACCCAGGTGCCGGATGAGCCGGGAGGTTATCCGGATCGAACCAGCCGAAATGAACCTCGCGAATTCGCCACCCATCTTCCGTTTGATAATCCACACGGAGATGATCTGACTCCCATCGAGTGCGCACCCATCCGACATCGATATCTTGCGCCGCGTAGAGAGTTCGTACGCATTCCTTTTCGCACTTCCATTCGGCCGGCACCTCGTTGCCCGTATCACCGAAGACGATCTGTGCGCCGCCGATGATCAGCAAGCCGAAGACCATCATCGATACGCCGAGCCAGAACAGCCCGTCGCGTTTCAATTCAGTTCGGTTCATTGTGTTCTCCTTCTCCCTTATCGGTTGTCCGTTGCGCGGCTCTTGCTTTCTCCGCGAGCTGCCCGAAGATTCGTTCCTCCTCTCCATTCTTGATCTCTTCGGTGATCAGTGGTTCGAGCGCCGGTCGGTTCGCGTTCTTCAATCGCTCGCGGTCGTCACGCCATTTCTGATACCAGCGCTTCCAAAACGGCTGCGCGTTGAACAGCACTTGCTCCTGTACGACGTGAAGATCTTCCGTGATCTCTTCGTAGACCTCAGCGATTGAAGTCGCGAGCTTCCCCAATGACGCATCGATCTCCTCATGGGTGAGTAGCTGCTGGTTGGGGTCTTTCGTTTTGATGTGACCGCCCCATGCGGTGAGGAGCTTTCCGATCACTTCGTTCTGATCGTTCACCATCTGGTGACGCGAGCGCTTGGTTGCTTTCCCACCCATCAGAAAGCACCCCCGTCTCCTTCTTCTTCGTCATCCCCGGGCGGCAGCTCGATTGCGTTGGGATCCTCGATCCCCGGCTCGTCATCGAGTCCGAGCTCTACGAAGAGAGCGTCGAGCTTTTGGAGGAATCTGATCGTGCCGTTCGGATCGATCACCTCCGGCTGAGCTTCGACCAGCTTCGTGAACCAATCGCTGTTGATGGTGAGTCGGAGCGTGTCGGGTTCGGGGTGCGTGTCGATGATCACCTCTCGTGCTTCCGCGATCATCTTGAGGATCTTGATCGCTCGCGGTCGGGTGATCTTCTTCACCATCTCCGGAGAGAATTCGATGGTTGTCTGTTCGTCGAGATCGATCATGGTGTGTTCTCCTTTTCGTGTTGCGCTCCGTCAATAGATCTCGCGTCGATGACGCCAGTGTTTTCGTTTCTGAATCCGTGCCGGTCTTCGAACCTCAGTAATCTCGCGAGCTGACCCGCTTCGGTCAGCGTCAACCCGACCGCGACTCCTTTCCCATTCGGATTGATGGTTGAGATCGTCCAGTTGTTACCGAGCATCCGCGCTCGGATCTCACCGCCGCCCTCTAGTTGCTTGACGAACATTGTCTCTCCTTCCATATCATCGAATTCCTTTGAGCTTCGACCAATCTGTGTCGTTGCATTTGTGCCGGGTGAAGATCTCGACCGGCTCGGCTTCGGTGAGTTTCATCGCGGGAATCCCGTGAACATCAGCGTGAAGATCTTCGACGAGCAGAGCTGGCTTCGTTCCCGCATTGATCGCGATCACCTCGCCTGTCACCCAGAGCGTGAGCAGATAGATGTATTGGCCGCATCGACCGCAGCGATCTACATCACTCGCCATCTCGTCTCACCTCCTCTCCGAAGACATCGATCCCTATCTCAGCCCACATGCGGCGCTCGTCTTCGACCCTCGCCATGCACGCGGGGCAATCGCACTCGCGAGTTTGAGCTGCGAGTTTGTTTCGGAGCTGCTCGTTTGACTTCGCCCAGTTGCCACGCACAACCGATTCTGTTAGTTCGGTCATCGGTTCATCTTCCTCTGTCCACACCGCCTTGAGTTGGCCGAGTGGAATCAGGAATCCACCGCTGTGCTTCGAGAGATCTCCCATGATGTCGCGGTCGATCTGCTTCGCTATCGCTCGTCGCATCTGGTCGAGGAATTCGCGGTGCGGATCTCTGTGTGTCACGATGACTCTCCCTTCTTGAATTCATCGAACGTCGGCGCGGTGCACGGATCGTGGATCGTAGCCCAATCCGCATAGCAAGCCCAATCGGGATCGTCTTTGTGCTTCTGGAAATCAGCGAGCCGAACCGTGCCGTACATCCATTCGTCCTCATCGATCTGAGGTGCGCTCTCGATCTCGTCCACCCATCTGCGCTGGTAGATCCACGTCCGCAGATGAGGGATCTTGTCTTTCGGTGTCGCTTCCTTTTTCCACATCGCTACATGGAATGGGTAGCGCTCCATGATCAGGTGCTGATCTTCGGCGCTGAGCTTTTCGCCGGTCGTGGTTCTGTCTTTCCCTTCCCATAGCTCTTGAGCTTTCACCTTGGCGAGCTTGCGACCTGTCGGCACGAGCTTCCAGATCTCAGCGAATGGGATCTGCACATGCTCTTCCTGCGATGATGAAGATGAAGTAGAAGAGGAAGAGGAAGAGGAAGAGGAAGAGTTGTTTTCTTGCGGAAGCTGTTGCTTGTCGATAGCTTCGACAATTGTTGAAGCTGTAGCTTGGCGAGAGCTTCGACCACCGCGACGGCCGGAGCTTGAGCGTTCGAGATAGACCTCATAGTCAGCCACCATGCGGCGCGAGAAGATCACGCCCTGAGCTGTCATCGAGAAGACGCGAGCGTCGGCTAGCTCATCGAGCAGCTCGTCAACCTGTTCCCACGTCAGCCGTGCGAGTTTCGCTAGCTGCTTCGACGGCATCGCTTCACCACCTCGCGTGACGAGATGTCCATACGGATCTGAATAGTGCATCACGCACAGCATGTAGATCCAAAGACCCTGCGCGGCTGCCGAGCAAGACATCAGAGCGTCGTCCGCTTTCCAATCGGCAGGGTAGAACTGAAACGCCGGTCGTTTACCCACCATCGCCCGTCCCTTCAAGAGCGACGATCCGCTCAACCTTGAACGTTCCCTTTCCCTTCGCTGACATGATCACCTTGAATGAGAATTGATTGCCGATGATCGAGCGCTCGGATCCCGGCTCGGCATCGTACAGACCATAGTGCCGGCCGATCTCTTTCATCTCATCCCAAGCAGAGGCGACGGCTTTCTTCGTCTCGTTTCCAGCTTCCCAAGTCAGCGCCAGATCTTCGATCACGCTCGGATCTTCGAGCGCTGCAATCGGGTTGCCGAATGCGTGGTGTTGCATCGTCGGGCAGATGTGTGCGGCGTCGCACTTCTTGCACCACACGGGCGAGTAGGTGATCGAGTCGGGTTCTTCCTCATCGCGAAGACAGCGGTTCACTTCACCAATCACCTCACCCATATCGACCAGCCGCTGGAAATGCGTTTCGGTTCTCTCGATGATCGCTCTCGGTCGAGCGTTCGTTTTATTGCGGAGCAAGAGGCAAACGTAGGGGTGTTCGTCGGGCATGAGATATGCGTAGGTCAGCGGCTGGATCGGCCACATGCGTACCCACTTCATCGATGACTCAAAGCAGTCGTCGAACGACCAGAGCTTGCCCCAATAATTATCGCTCACCCCTTTGAACTCAGTGGGGATCGGTTGCGACCAGAACGGATGCGTCTTGTGGCTGAGTTCCCAATCGAGCCGACCCCTGATGTCGAGGTCCTTGTCTTCAAATGTCACCTCCGTTTTGTGGAGCTTCCAGCCCTCTTGCAACAGCGCGATCTTCGCCGCGTTCTCAGCTTCACGACCGAGCGTCCAGATTCCCGGCAACCCATCGTCGGGTGACGGCATGTCTTCGTGTCGAGCGCGGATCGCCCACAGATAATACGCGCATGGATGACCGACCAGCGAGGCGTTGTTGCTCGCTGGCTGTCGCTTCATCGCGGGGCCGTAGCTTTCCATGATGCTGTTCTCCAAGAAGCGCTCGGCATCTCGGAGATCGTCGTCTGTGAAATCGTTGGGTGTTGTCATGACGGCATCTCGTTTTTCGGAATGTTGTAGAGCTTGAATTTCACCGTCGCGTTTGCGGCGTGCATGTCCATGATGGTGCCGAAGTTTTTCTTCGACCACTTCACCACCCAATAGAAACAGCCGGGGGATTTGTTCCAGAGCCGTTCAGCTTGAGGGATGCTCTTGATCGTGTTCCTCGATTCCAGATCTTCCCTATCGATCTTGACCTTGATGTGCGCACCCTTCTCGATATCGCTGAGTTCGCCGGGTGCTGGCGGCGGTGCGCCACCCTTCGAGCGCGTTCCATAGGTGATCTTCTTCACCGTCTGTCGCAGATTCTCAAGACCCGGTAGCTGCTCCAGCTCTTCCCACGTGATCGTCTTCAATCCGCAGACGGTTTTGATTCCCCGGTTCATAAAGTTCGTCCATGCTGCTTTGCGTACGTCGCCGGGATCTGCGGTCTTCGTTCCACCGCGAGTGAAGAACCCGTCGTCGCTCCATCTGCTACCGATCACTGGATACCAAAGCTCCGAGAAGACAAGCGCTCTCATCTGCCCCTGATAAACGAATTCGTAGCCACCCTCATCGACCGTGTGCTTCTCACCTCCGTCGTGTCGCACCTCGATCTGGAATGCGTTGATTATCTTCTCGGACCCGCTCTCTCCGAGATAGGGGATGCCGACCTCTTCACCCTCTGCTTCGTGCGCGTACCAATCGCGCCGATTCGTGAGCGAGAGCATGGCAGCCTTGAACCGCTTGATCGCTCCCGTCCTCGCGATGATTCGACGGATCGCTCGCTCGATCTGCTCTTCGGTCGCGAGATCTGCGAGTGCTGTCGGCTCGACCTCGACGATCGCTCGATTGATTATCGCGTCAAGCTCGCTCGTGCCGCTCTCTTCGATGATCTCTCCGTCAACATCTTCCGGCTGCTCAGGATCGTCTGAGGCTGCGCCGTCCGCTTGCTGATCTATTTCTATGGGTGCCGCTGCTTGCGGCGCTGAGACGTTCTCCTGTGCGCTGTCACGCTTATCCTCTGCCATTGTGTTCTCCTTCATTGCTCAGCTCGCGTAGCCGCGAACCTTGAGGTTCTTTTTCCCGATGAGCTTGATCACGTCCTCGGGTTGAATCGAAACCCTACCGCCGCTGTTGAGAGCTGCGGCGATCTTCCCGCACTCATCGATGAAGATCGAGCGCGTTCCCTTGAATTTCAGATGGGTCATCGTCACCGACAATCCCAGGTGCGCCGCGATCTCTTTCATCTGCACACCTGAGACGTCAGCGACATCACGTATCGTTTCGACCTTGACTTGAATCCGCATCGCTTCTCCTCTCTTCGCCGGTCATTAAAAGAAGGGGCGAGAGCTGCCCCATCCACGCTGTAGTTGGATCGAACATCATTGCTCTCCCCAGGAACTAGCTCTCGCCCCATGCTCACTCCCTCCACTCCTTTCTGTCGCTACGCAGCGACGGCGGTTTTCGCAGTCGCCTCGATCAGCGGCTGCCAATTACTGCGATTGTTCAGAAGTTTTCCGGCTTCGGTTTCGAGCTGAGATCTGCGGTCGAAGTTCGGGACCTCGCGAGCCGTCGCGGTGAGAGCTTGCACCAATCCCCAAAGGGTCGGATCCCCACCAATCACCAGCTCGCGTTCCACACCCTCGCGCTCGTTTTGAGAGAGGCCGGTCTGCCGTGCGAGAACTCGCACCGCTTCCATCGGGTGTTCGATCTCTTCGCGGGTCGTGTCTCTCATCACGGAGAGAACCTTGTCGAACTGAGTCCGGTCGTTCATCATGTCGAGCGTGTCACCGATCTGCGATTGAAGCAGCTCGTTCTCAAGTGCGAGCGTCGAGGGGGAGAGCCACCCCGCCGCTTGCCGCCCGGTGATGTGGCGCTTCGAGAATCCCGCAAACTTCTCAGTGAAGGTCATCCCATTGAGGCACGTCAGAACCTTGACGAAGAACTCTGACTTCCACATCGAGAACCCCACCTCGGAGTTCGTGAATGCGGCTCCGGCTTGAACCTCTTCACCTACCTTGATCTCAGCTTTCATGTTCGGGAATCCGACCCGGATGTGCATGCGGCGATCTGTCAGAGCGCAATGGAGAACTTCCCACCCCCGGTCGTGGATCCTCTCCAGCACCGGCATCATCAGGTGAAGATCTTCGTAGCGTCCGAATTGATCTGAGAGGAAAGCGCGGAGCTTGAGTTGCGGACCGCCGTTGCCGGGGATCTGCTCAGCTCTCAACATGCGGGGCTTCTCCCCTTCATCGAGCCACGTGTTCACGTTCTCAGCCCAAAGCTCCGGTTGCTCGTCTCTCATGTGGTGGTAGTAGCGCTTGCCGATGGGTGTCCAGTTGGCGATCTGATCGTGCGCCAGATCCGTGATCTTCATCGGCTCAAGCAGCGGCGCGTTGATCACGCCGCTACCTACGAGTCGTTCGGAATGATCTTCGGTCGCGGGTGTCACTCGCAGCCGATCAGGTTGAACGATGAGATCTCGCTTGTTCGCTTCGCGGTCTTCGATTGCATGAGCGAGATCGGATAGCGTCATCGTGTTAGCCATTGTGTTCTCCTTTGACTTTCGGTTCTGCCCTTTACAGGCGTTGTCGATAGATCAACATCATCGTAGCAGTTCGCACAACAGAAAGCGAGTGCGCCGTAACCGATGATGCGTCCAGAATCACTGACGATCGCGATCTCCTTTCTGAGCTTCCTGCTCCCATCCCTTGTACAGAGTTTTGACTCGACCCTGCCATTGCAGATCCGAGTTACGAGCGCCGAGCGACCAGCCCCAATTAAAAGCTGACCAGAGCAGCACGGCGAACGATCCGAGAACGATGAACCAGAACCAGAATGAAGTGCAGAGTTCCATGTCACACCTTCCTCGATGCGACCACGGTCTGCTCGTGGATCTTCACCCCGGGGATCGTGACGTCTCCCTTCTTTCGCTGCACCGCGGCGTCGAGCTTCGATTGCTTGAGATCGAAATATTCGGAGAACGCCAGCGTGTCGAGTGACCACTGAATGAACGCGGGGAGATCCACCACCTCGGCGGTGTAAGCCGTGCGCGTCTGGATGCCCTTCACCTTCGGCGGGGGTGGGGTCGTGATCAGCGGTTTCGAGAGAACGGGCGCCGGAGCTTCGATGATCCGCTCAGCGGTTTTGTCTTGACCGCGCTTCTCAGCCGCGAGAGCCGCTTCTAGGCGACGATCTTCCTCTTGCTTGCGTAAACGATCAGCTTCGAGTTTCCTCGCAGCCTCAGCGGCTTTTCGAATCGCGTTGTGATAGGTAGCGACGGCTGCTTTCACATCGACCTCTGCCGTCTTGAGAGGCGTTTCAACTCGGCGGCGAGCATCGAGGATCGATCTGTGTGCTGCGTGAGCTGCTTGCGTCGGCGGCTTGAACACATCGTCCACCTCACCGAGTAGAACCTTGATCGATTGCAGCATCAAGGAAGCGACCTCGAGCGACGCCTTGTCTTCGACGACGAGCGCTGCCGCTCGGATCGTGATGTCGTTCGATTGAACGTCGAGATGTTCGACTGCTTTTTCGTTCACTTTCAATTCACTCATCGTCAACCTCCAGCGCTCGGTAATAAGCGAACGGCGTTCCACGATTCCATTCGCCGGGTGTCTGTTCCATGTAAGAGATCGAGAGATTGGGATCCAGCACCCAGTCGGTGAGCGAGTCCACCACCTCGTCGCGGGTCATGGTGATCGTCTTGCCGGGTCCGTCTTGCTCGATGAGCTGCCGCTCGTAGGTGTAGCGCTTGGGATTCTCGCGCCGCTTCGTTTCGCGGTCAGCGGCTGCCGTGATCGCAGATGTCAATCCGAAAGGGTCACTCATATTTCGTTCCTATTCTCGCCGTCTTCCTCGGCGGGTCGTCGAATGATGATGTTATCGATCACGCCGGTGTCGCCCTCATCGGCGGCGTACATGATCGCGTCGAATTCAGCTAGTGGAATCTGGATACCTAGAACCTGCTGGAAGCTCTGGTGGATCTGCGCGTAGTTGTAACCGTGTTCGAGCCGCATCCCATCAGCTACGCCAGCGATGACCTCGATGCGTTTCGACTTCCATGCGTAGCGGATCGCGTCAGCGATTGAGCGACGCGCCATCATTCGACCTCGATCTTCACAGCGACGTGATAGGTATCGGGTCGAGCGAAGTCGCCACCAATGACCTCGCTCGCGTGCTGCCCCTGAGTGTCGATGCGGCTATCGGTGAAGCGACCGCGCCGATGCCCCGCTTCGGATTCGTCGAACCCATCGCTGCGGAAGCAATTGATGTGCGCCCAATAGCAGCCGTCGCTCGTTCGAGCTAACGTGATCTCGCCGCCGGGGAATTCGATTGATGCGTAGGTCGGCTCGGGCTTCTCGGGATTACCTTCGAGGGTGAAGCCGATGCGGTCCGTGCCGAATTGCTTGAGCTTGATGTGCTTCC